GTACTTTCTATATATGAAATATTATTCAATATCAAATTTCCATTTATAGTTAAGTTATCAGTCTGATTATCCATCCTACACCAACCATTCAAAGTGAGATCACCATTTATAACGAGTGGGCTATACGATGTTCCGATAACTATCACATTCCAATTATTATCATTACATATTATATTTCCATTAAAGATTCCACCACCTATATAAAAACCATCATTAATGGTGGTAGCATTAAAAATACAATCTCCATTAACAATAACATCCTGATATATGGTACCACTACCAGTAAAAACACAATTTCCATTTATGGTTGTATTAAGGGACAAAGTCGTATTATTTAAATAGCAAGTATTATTTATTGTGATTGTTATGTCTATAAGATCTACGAACCAGTTGGATGAAATATCAATAGTTAAATTATTTATTACTATGTTTGGTCCATTATTATAAATAATAAAACTACTATAAGGATAGTTTGGGTCTTGATCTTTAATTATAACATCATCAGAACTTGATGGTAAAGTTGAGGCTGGAACAGAATAAACATTGGTTTCAGCATTATAGCTCATCCACCAATTACCAAGACTATTCCAGTCGATGTAACCATAATCATCTTCTAGATTGGTAGCATACAAATAAAATGTTGCCATAATTCTTCTATGCTATTGCTAGCATACCTCCATTAATACCACCCGGTATTGGATATGGTGTTCTATTAGTATATTCAATATATTCTACTACAGACGATGATTCTTGATAACTTGAGTCTTTAAACAAAGCAATACCATAAATTATTCCATTATGGTGAGAACTATGATTAAAAACACAATCTCCGGTTATAGTACCACCACCTATAGAATAACCATTAAAAACACAATTTCCCGTTATAGTACCACCATTGTTAGAATAATCATTAAAAACACAATTTCCGGTTATAGTACCATAATTGCTAGAATAATCATTAAAAGTGATAGTTCCATCATTAACAGTAAGTGTAGTACTTTCTATATATGAAATATTATTCAATATCAAATTTCCATTTATAGTTAAGTTATCAGTCTGATTATCCATCCTACACCAACCATTCAAAGTGAGATCACCATTTATAACGAGTGGGCTATACGCTGCTCCGATAATTATCGTATTCCAATTATTATCATTACATATTATATTTCCATTAATGATTCCACCACCTATATAAAAACCATTATAGACATCATTAGCATTAAAAATACAATCTCCATTAACAATAACATCTTGATATATGGTAGCACTACCAGTAAAAACACAATTTCCATTTATGGTTGTATTAGGAGACAAAGTCGTATTATTTAAATAGCAAGTATTATTTATTGTGATTGTTATGTTTTCAAGATATGCGTACTGGTTGGATGAAATATCAATAGTTAAATTATTTATTACTATGTTTGGTCCATTATTACCAATAGAGATAGATAGAGTTTGATCTTTAATTATAACATCATCAGAACTTGATGGTAAAGTTGAGGCTGGAACAGAATAAACATTGGTTTCAGCATTATAGCTCATCCACCAATTACCAAGACTATTCCAGTTGATGTAACCATCTTCTAGATTGGTAGCATACAAATAAAATGTTGCCATAATTTTTAAACTATCTAGTTGGAGGCTTAAATAATTTTTCTAGACTACTTTTAATATCATCCCCAAGCAACTCTAATACTCTATTTTCTAATTGGGTTTGGGTATAATCACCTACAGTATCATAATCTTGTTTTGTCCATACAACCAAGGGAAAAGGACATGGTTTAATTTTAACAATAACATTTTTATTTTTTACATCATCAATAATTATTAAACTAAGTTCTTTAATTATTATGGGATTTTGAACTCGCACTTCTCCATCGGCTCTTATAATAGTTGGTGGCTGAATAGTAATAGGATTTGATAAATTCATAAAATCTCCTTATTATATTATGTAAATTTTAGTAACCGGGTACAAATGCTACAATATCCCATTTGTCACGACCAGCATGATATGTGGCACCAAGAATATCCATAACGCCACTCCCGCCACTAAAAGGGAGTGGATTGGTTGCGCTAGATGGAATCTTAAATTTATTTCCAAGACTTAATATTCTATTACCAGTATTATCTTGACGTATTCTCCACCTTAATGTTTGACCATTTGTTGGATTGGTTGGATTGGTTAATAGTCCACTACCAGTTAATGTTAGATCAAAAATGCCACCAGAACTAGCATCAGTATTAATATTTCCACTAACACTACCAAGATTAATAACTGTAAAACTAGGCGATCCTACACCAATAGCGTTACTAATTTCACTCAAACTAATTTTTTTAGTAACTCCACCACCAGATGGATCATCCATAAAAATGAAAATATCATCATTAGTTAAATTACCAGAGCCTTCTGGAAGTTCATTTATTCTTACAATTCCCATAATTAGGTTCCTATCACGTTAGAGTTACCTAGACCATAATAGTAGCTTGGATCATCAAATCTAGCATCATATTTATTTTGTATATCCGCTATAGCTGGAGTGTTCTTAACATTAGTATCTAGTGTGGAATATTCTCCAGTTCTAGTGCAAGAAACGAGAACTGTACCATTTTTAATGGGATTAGCCGATACGATTTTATTAATGTCATTAGCCATATTTTTACCTTTATTCTAGTGAGTTATAGTATAATACACCTAGCGATCTATTCTATCTTCAAGAGCCTCTAGTGTTTTACCAAGAGTGGCTATTTGAATTTTAAGTTCGTTCATAACTTCAGTATTACGCTGAAGTGCTGATGCAAATGCCGCTTGAGTCTCTTTATTACTAGCTAATCTTTCCATAATAAACTGACGATCTTGAAGATAAGGACTTTCATTTTTGATGAGTTGAGCCACTTCGCTTTTGGTTACCATATTGCGGCCTATAGCCACCCAAAACCCCATCATAGTCACAATAATACCAATACTAGTTGTTGCAATATTTTCCCAAAAATGAATAATAGTTTCACTCATAGGCTTCTCCATAACTAAATAAGCCAACGACACCTTCAAGTATCATTGGCTTATTATGTGTCGTTAAAGTTAATAGTGTTGATTATCAGCCGTTGGTTTTATTCTTATAGTTATCATTAACTGGAACCTTGGAACCTGTGCGATATGTTAGTTCACCAGGAACACTAAGTGTAGGATTAGCAGCCTCATCACTAGCAAAACTAATGGTTTGAGCGGCAGGATAATTACTATCCCATTTACCAGTTACCCTATTGTACTTGTTAGCTCTAATAGCTGTTGTAAATAGTACAGACTTATTATTCTCAACTTTATTGATACTACGCTTAACACCATCATTAGCGGGAGATTTGATAACATTAGTATCAACACCGGCTAGTTCTGTGGTAACTAAACTACTAATCGGCTTAACGTGGTTGTGAGCAAAAGTGCCAGCACTAACTGCTTTGCCAGCATAGTCTTTTTCTGTTACAGAGTCAGGAACTACCCTGGATCCAAAAGCATCAACAACTGGTCTAACTGTGTTAACATTTTCTACAACATTAGATGTTGATGTTCCGTTAGCTCTCATTGTGCCGTGATTATTGCTAGCTTCAACTATAGCGCCATATGGCGAAACTGTGGTAGCACTACCATTTACTTGAGCTGTTGCCATTATTATACTCCATATTAAAGAATTTTGTGGAACAACAGGTTATACACCACTATTTATGTTTAAGGCCAGAATTAAAAGCTACAAAATTTTTCAAACTATGAACTGAGGTTGTTCTAAACCCAAATAGGCCAGATTTAATCATAGTATCAAAATGTTTATCGCACCATACGTTACCAGTGGAAATAATATTTAGGTCTTTTGAGTTTTGATATAGAAAAACGGATGCTAGTATATTATCGGCTAAATTATCAAGAAAGAAATTTGTTGATGGAAAAACATACGTTATCTTGAAACTCTCAAATATCTCACAAATTTTCTTTAAACAGTGGTGGTCGAAAGTTCTATATTCTAGTATATATCGAGGTTGAATATTATTAGTAGAACAAAATTCCATCGCATATTTGATATCGTCTCTTATTTTATCATACCTCCTATTTGCTGCTAAATTCTGTGGCATAGCAATATCCACGAAGTTTATACCAATCTTAGATGCTTGCTCAACAGAAAATCGCCGTGTTTTACTATCAGAAATGCCTAACGGATAATCAATCAGGCAAGATAGACTGATACGGTCAGTAGGAACCAGATTTTTAATTCCTTTGATTAAATAGTACGGAGCTGTTATGCTATTAATAGGATATTGAATTATTTCAGTGACTATATTTTTAGAGTCAATATCATTAATATCAGTATCTATAAAAGCAAAATCAATATACATGCTATTTTGATTTCTTCATTAAGTTTTTGATATATTCTATGTTGGGATATTTTTTTGTGCCTAATACTCCATCAGCAAAACCATATCTTACGGCCTCGTCCGATGTTAGTATCCAATCTCTTTTTGTGGCTAACTGACTCACAATATGTTTTCGTACCATCATTCTTTTCCAATTTTTTTCTTTACATATAATACTATTCATACACTTTTCAGTGAATATATCGATCATCTTTTCGCTCTCTTTTTCACTCCACTGTACTGTGCTTAAAGCGGCCTTGTGTTCGTTATCAATACTAAGTGATCCATAATGGATCAAAAAATTAGTATTTTGTGTTAGAATTCTCAGGTCTGCCGCTTGCAATAGTACACTACTACTAGATTCAACTTTAGCAGTAGCGACTATAATAACTTTGCTTTTGCTGGCTCGTATAGAATCATAAATGCCCAAACAATCTTGCCAGTCGCCGCCAGGCAAATGCATATGCACAAGAATGGGTTCTAATGATATGCTGTTAAGGTAGCGTAGGTTTTTTTCAAATACTATTGCTGATCTATAATCAACGCCAGCCTCATCAGATTCATCAGACATATATGAGTGTAGATATATCTCTCTATTATTTAGATCAATATTATAATCATGAATAGTATTAAGAAGAGTGAAGTCATTGTTGGTAACATTTGTCATATATTTATTGATTCAAACTTTCATTAATAGTATTAATAACTTCGGAGTCATTAAAACATTTACCTATGGCTATTCTGAATCGGTATCTAGTAAAGATATCTAATATCTCAACCCCGTCACACTGCTCAATAATATTTTTAATCTTATTGGATATACTAAAATTAGTATGACCTAACCAAAAATTAAAAATTTTACCACTAGCAGTATGTTCGTTGTATGGGATAAGACCCAATGGAGAGGCTATAACTTTTATAGGATTACGAGAAATAGGTTTATGTTCTTTGACTTTATCCTCGTCATCATCCTCTTCTGGATCACTATTAAGTATATTATCCAGATCAGCTATATCATTATTATAATCAGTCCATTTAGCCTCGTCCATATCTTGACCAAACGGATCAACCCATTTTTCCCACATAATTAGTGGTTTATTATCCATTATTCGCCCTTTGAATTGAAATGAGTTGGTTTAATAATCGGTTCATCATTGTTTTCAGATAATAAATTATCATTAATATGAGATGACCAGTCAGATATAACCTTCTGCACAAAAATATTATGATTGATATCTTGTTTAGAAATTTTTAGTAAAACATCTAAAATTAATTGTACATAATATCCTTCATTGATTAAAAATAACATAATACCAAGTTGTTTAGCACTTTCTAAGTCATCATTATTAATCGCTAATGATATATGGGATTGATTATTTTCATCAAGTTCAAATATTAAATAATTAGACTTACTTTTTTGAGATTCTTTTTGTTGTTCTTTTTGTGTAAATAACGATTTTAGTTTTTGTAACATATTATGATAGTTTTTGCATGGTTTCAAAAATAACCGGACTTAATCTATGTTCTTGTAGTGGATCAAAATCTATCCATTGTGCCTTAGAAGAATCTATGCTACTTTTATAGTCTATAATAAATCCATATATAGTTTGTAAGATATGATCTTCTGTTTTTAATTTTGATGAATTAATATTAATTATCTGTGGTAATAATTCTAATTCATTCACAAAAATATATTGTCTTAGAAAATCAATAATACTCTGATTAATATTTGATGCTTGATCAATAGATAATTTAAAATTAGGTAATTCTATATCTTCAGATTTGATAGATAGTATACATCTTTTATTCAAACCTGGATTAACACCGAACACTACACAACTAATATTTATTTCAAACATTAACTGTTTCCTTTATCATATTAATAGCTTTATTTAAACCCTGTCTAACTGCTTCTCGTGTTATACCATATTTTTGACCAATTTTTTCAAATGTGTAAGCCTCAAAGTAATATAGTTTGATATAGTCTTTTTGTCTAGGAGTTAAGCAGTCTAAGGAGAGTAGGGACTCAATCAGCTTTGTTAATTCTTCTTTGTCTTCTTTTTGAATCAAAATATCATCTGGGGACATCATCTTCTCATCTTGTGTACAGTTATATACTGTGCTATCATCTGATTCGATTTCATGGTCCAAGGAAAAGAATTTTTTCTTAAATTTCTTGTCTTTTTTGTGATCTTTTGTTATATAGGTCTGAATAGCCCATAATGCACACTGATTTCGATAGGAGTATCTGGTCTTTTTTGTTCCTTTTTCATTTTGATAGTTTTCATCCCATCTCCAATCTGCCATCATAATAGCATTAGCAACAGAGGATATAGCATCTTCATCCTTCAGCATTTTTGTTGATAATCCTTGATAAAACTGATTAGAAAATTTTGCTATAGATTTTTTAGCCAGAGTCACATAGTGATCCAGACTATCGAAATTAATCTCCGAATGATCTTTATATCGAATTTTTTGATTACCAATACCATTTAATTGTAATAACATAATTTCTCCTTATTTAAGAATATCCTTTGGTACGCGCTTATGATAAATATCTAATACAATACTTTTGATATAGTCTCTAACAGCTTTTCTTTGATCTTCAGAATATCCTATATCGCAAGTGTCGTCTTTTGTTAAATTAAAATCTACCAAATATTGTCCTATAATTTTATCTATATCCTGATTAGATAAATCAATACGGAACATTTGTTTGGATGCTATGTTTTGTAATTTATGAATTATATCATGATCAGCATCATACTTATGAAAATGCTGTAGTCTAAGAGATAACCAATGTAGAAATTCACTATCAGATTCAAACAAACTATATTCCTAATTACTTCTGAGCCTTTTTCCAGGATTCTGGATCTGGTCTATCTTTGTCGCCGGGTTTCGCTGGTTTATACTTTTTACCCATTCTTTCTTTTTTCTTTCGTATATTTTCCCAAAGACCGGGTTTGGATCCACTGATACTATTATCGTCTGCCTCGGATACAAACATCACAAAATCATGAATGGTCCTCATGTAGTCCTCTGTAATAGCAATTTTACCCTGTAGCCAGCTTTCTGTCAAGTTTTCCTTTACTGATGGATTTTCCAGAGCCGCTAAAATAGCCTGACTATGGTTCATAATAGCCCTGAGCGATCCAACACTCATCTGATAAAAATCATTTTTGTATTCCATCATTTCCATTTCTGGAGTTTCTTCCTCTGTTTCCTCAACTTCTGTAAAATCTGTATCATCATTTGCAGCTAATTTATTAACGTTTGTGATCAGTTCTTTTAGCATATCTCCGATATTAGATATTGTATATTCTGTTGTATTAGCTTTTGTATTATGTGTTTCTAATAGATGATCTATTTTGGGTTCTGACATTTTTTGTATCTCCATTAATAATTTACCACGCACGGCAAGACCAATATCTTGCTTTCCATTTTGGTCCTGGATTATCGCAGTTATGTCTTGCTCTAAAACTTTTACGTCTTTCTGGAATATTCTTTTTGATTTTCATATTCGGATCAGGATCACCAAAACGAACTATTACAACATTACCACTTTCATTTTTAGTATATACAGCAAATTTTTTAGGACCATTTGATGTTCTAAATGGTTTATTTAATGTTACTTTGCGACCTTGATATTCAGCAGCTTTACTTTCCCCTTCATATCTAAGATATCGACCATTTTTTTTGTAGTTTCCTCTTCTTTCAAAATAATATTTTTCAAAAGTAACAGGATCTATATATTCATATTTGGCAACTACTGGGAGTTCTAATTCTTCTGTATCTTCTCCAAAGTCTACATAATCCTCGTCTTTTGGAGGAACTATATTTGATAAGCTTATTTCTTCAACATCTCCACATTCTTCACAATCATTATAGGCTAACGAAAAACCTAAGATATCTAATACATAATCAAATAGTCCAGATTTAGTACGAGTTTGACCAAGACAGATCGCTACTCTTTGTTTAGAATCTGGATATTCCTTTTTCATGGTTTCGTTACCCATGCAACGGGCCACGAATTTCTGATTATCTTCGTTTTGTTTTCTTTTTGGTATTGGCATAATAACTATTATTCTTAAGGAATGATGATTGTATAATACTGGCAGTATGATCCCAACTATATTTTTTGGCCGTTAAAACTCCATTGGAATTAGAGTCTATATGGTTACTATACACAAATTTCATATGAGAAACGATTTGATCAAATTGATTTTGTCCTATTTTAGCCCAATTACCGGACCCATCAAACCATTTTCCGTCATTAGCAGGCTCAAGGCTATCAATATCTACCAGATAAGAATTGTCTTTATTACAGTATTCAGTATGAGCTGAATAATTTGTTACTATAACAGGTTTATTCATAGCCATACTTTCTATAATTTCATTATTCCAGCCCTCTGCTCTAGATACGAAGACTCCACAATCACAATTATCAATAAATTGTGCTACTTGATATTGAGTTTGTAATCGTCCAAAAACTTTAATCTTATCTTTTAATCTACAATTATCTACTAAACTAAACCAATAATTATTTTCTTGTTCATTAAGAAATGGATTAAATGGCAATAGAAATAATTGTACATTATCATCTGGTCTGAATGCGGCATCAAACGCTTGTAACAAAACATCTTGAGACTTACGATGCTCCCACTTGCCAATATGATAAAAAGTATAAGTGGGTTTCTCTAGTCGAATTTTATATTCTGGAACATTAAAAATATTCATATCCACACCTAGTGGACAAACTATAATTGGCTTATTTACTCCGTTGTCCTGAAGTATTTTCTTACCCCACGATGAAGCCACAAAAATATAATCGCAATAGTTTAAATGATGAATTTCTCTTGGTGTTAATTTATCAATTTCAAAGAATGGAAAACTATAATAGTGACCATTACCAACCCTCATGGCCAAATCATATTGATGCCATATTTTTAGACATGGTGCAGAATAGTCGAATGTAGAACTATTATTTAATAGTTTTTGGAATAGCTGTTTATCTTCTTCACTATTACAATCTATATTAGATCCAATAGGAAATAGACTGATATTTAAATCTTTATTTAGGGACTTGGCTATATTTGATGATGTTATTCCATAGCCAGTACCATTGATCGGGCAGAATAAATTAAGGTTTTTCATATATTTTATTATGAGTATTATTTACCTGTATAAAAGTTGTTTTTTTACCGAAATCTTTAATGCTATTTGCTCCAATATAAGTACATGCACTTCTTAATCCACCATAGATATCTTGTATAATATCTTGTGCTGTTCCTTTGTATGGCACAATCACACATTTGCCTTCATCTGTTCTATAATCTGCTACTCCATTATGGTGTTTATTCATAGCGTCTTTGCTACTCATACCATAATATTTCAATGATACTTTTCTTTTGGGTGAGTTATTGCCTGGATCAAAAGGTTGCCAAAATAAATAATCTGTATCTTTACCTCCCAAATATTCATATTGCCATTCTCCTTCACACTCGTCAACACCAGCAAACATACTTCCCAACATTAGAAAATCCGCATTTCCACCAAGAGCTTTCGCAATATCTCCGACTACTTTACAACCTCCATCGCTACAAATATGACCACCTAGACCATGAGCAGCATCGGAGCATTCCATTACAGCACTCAGTTGTGGGTATCCAACGCCCGTTTTTAAACGAGTGGTACAAACGCTGCCTGACCCTATACCAACCTTGACTATATCGACCTGTCCATGAATAATTAATTCTTCTGTCATTTCTGGAGTTACTACATTACCAGCCATAATAATAGATTCTGGAAATAAATTTCTTAATCTATATGCTGTTTTTACAAACTGTTCAGTATACCCATTTGCCACATCAAGACAAATATTTGGATATTGTTTAGTTTGTTCAATAGAACGAAATACTTCTATCGCCTTATTGATATCTTTTTCGCTTGTGCCTATAGAATAAAAAACTAAATCATTAATAACTTGTTGTTTATAAAAATCTATATACTGTTCTTTAGTATAGTGTTTATGCAAGCAGGTTATGGCGGAGTGTGGGCATAGGGATTTAGCCATATCTAACGTGCCAACAGTATCCATATTAGCAACCATAATTGGAGATGCTAATAATTTGCGTGGAGAATACTTAAAAGAATATGATCGTACTAAATTAACCTCTGATCTACTATTTAGTGTGGATCTTTTTGGTCTTATGAGAACATCATCGAAGTCTAGTTTAGTTTCATTAATTATTTTTTGCATTGAAGAAATACCATCTCTTATGAGTATCTATATTTTCTGATGTATTAATATGGCTAAGATAATGTTTGATTTCATCCCAACTTGAAAAAATCATTTGGTGTGGGATCATTCCAAAAAGCCAGTCAGGTGCGTGATTTTTACCTTGAGCCATATGAACTATAATAGGTTTTTTTTGACGGTTTGCCAGACTTATTTCTTCCCATGTTCCACAAGCATAGTGATCTAAATCAAGATTAACTATCAGAAAATCACTAATATCAACTAATCGTAAATCTACTGCTCGTATAGTTTTCATCATCGCAGTCAATTCATCATATCGACCCATATGTTTCAGTTTAGTTTTAATTTGATGAGTATCATGATCTTCTAATCCGATATCGGTTGGTTTACTAATTGGGTTAAAAACTACTATTCCTAGACTAGTAAGAAATGGAGTAATACTATCTCTCCATCCAGTACCACGATCTATTACCCTATCCATAGCACCAGCAAGGTAAACTCTTTGATTATTAAGTCTATTCATCTTAGCGATTCAAAAAAATATATTCAATTAAACTATTTGAAGGTTTCACACCTGAAGTTTTATTTAATCTAACATCACAAATTGAAATGTATGCTTGAAATACTCCAATCAACATAGCAATAATAAGTACAATTGTTATTTTAAATTCTCCTTAGTCAAAAAAACATCATTTGAGATGGGTTTATACATATCTTATAATCTGGAAATTTAGTGATCATATTTTTATGAAAACATACATGCTCACAATCATATCCATCATATTTACTTTTAATATAGTCAGCGCTTTTATATATAGCAATACCACCAAAAGCACTGTTAACTTTAATCGGACTACTTCCAATAGGCGGTTGCCAAAAACCAAACCACATCATAGGATCATGAGAATATACTGCTGCATATTTTTGCAAATCTTCCCACCAAGAGCCTCTATATGCCCAACAGTCATAATTCCATATAATTTGAGATGTTTGATCCATAGTTAATGATTTCATCTCAAATGAATTACCAACCATAGCATCACAATAATTAGCAGACAGCCATCCAAAAGAATTAATGATACCATCAAGACTAAATTTTTGAAAATCTGTATCCATCACTATGACAAAATCAAATTTGTCATTATTCTTTTGAACATGAGATAAGCAAATGTTACGGTGTTTAGCAAGATTAGACGTTCTTTCTATGGATTTAAGGTCCATGTTTTTCCCGTGAACAAACTGTTTGAGATTTAGTTTATCAGATCTATAATCGAAATTTTGAACTTTGGACTTAAGACTAGATAAGGTTTTACTAGTATTATCAGTAGAATCATTCTCATATATAAAATATGATAATTTACTACAATAACTTTTGATATTATCAATTGCCAAAATATTTTCTTCTAGATATGATTCTGAATTTCTAGTTAGTCCAACTACAATAATCTTTTGATTACTCAGATACTTTTTACCTAGATCTATATATCTAGAATATTGTTCTTTAAATTCTGGTAAAATAGAAAACATAATTAACCTATTTGAGCAAGTATATTACTCATAGCTTGATATCTATCTGGAAAACAAGTGGAATGAAAAAATTTTGTATCCGGTGGTATTTTTCTATGATCATTGATATGAGGGTTCCACCTGTAGTCTAGACTTGTCCACTGTATGTTTGTATGTTTTGGTCTGATTATTGGTGTTGAGTCAGGGTCAGTACCCATGAGATATATTAATGATGCTTGCTCCCACCAACAACCAGATCTTCTAAAATCAGTATATGATTTAATTTCTGGAATAATTTCTAGAAAGGATTGATTTAAAAACCAAACCCCACAATTAGGAACCCAGCCATCAGAAGTTTCATGGACAACAAGACCAAAAGTAGAATTTTGATCCATCTCATTAGCAATATCATTTTCAAATCTACATATAATCACATCTGAGTCAATCCATAAAACTTGTTCATATGTTTTCAATAAATTTTCTATAACATCTAACTTCCACCATGAAGGAGGTTTAATTTTGGTAGTATCACTAAAAAAATTATTAGACGGAAAGAATAGATCATAATTATGATTATAGGCGTACATATATAAGGTTTTAATAGATAATGACAACAAAGAACTATGATAATCAGTTCCAAAAGATGTAATAGCTTTTTTCATTGTGGATTAATTTTTTACAATAATAAACGAGGCTAGTTTTTCTTTAGTTGTAATATAATATCGAAATTTATTTTTGTTAGTAAAGCTTTTAACAGCACTGACTACTCCTGGGAATATGTCTTGATTGTAGTCATGACCACATATCAGCCCATTATTTTTAGTTACCCTTAGTGCTTCTTCTAATTCAACAATTAGATGATCATAGGTATGAATAGTATCAATATAGATAAAATCAAAATAACTATCTTCTTTAGACTTTAAAAAAGTTATAGAGTCTATCTTAGAAATGGTAACATTGGTGTTATGTGAATATTTTCTTAGTGCGTGATCAAATAAATAGTCACCATTAAATGTTTGAATATTTTCTCCATTTATATCTCCAGATCCGACTATACCACTAAAAGTATCTACCAAATAAAACTTCTGAAATTTTCCTGATTCTATAAATAAATCAGAATACTCACACAAAAACACGCCTAGTTCACAACCAATACTTGTAGGTTGGATAAGGTTTATTAAGTGTGATCTGGTTGGTATTTCAGTACTATTTTCTAATATCATATACTACAACCCTATGGTCTTCCCAAATATCTAGTATCAAGTCCTGAATAAAATTCCAGTTTCCTCCAGCAAGTCCACAACCAAATTTTGGACAATGAATTTGTACTTTATTGTCGTTGTTAAAACTTAGTAATAAATACTCACTCACTCTATACATGGTTTTTGCTAAAGCACCATAATGTAGCGGTCTTCTGTTATTTTTAGAAATTGTACCATTTTGGGCAATCATATTTGCAAAGATTAATTTATGACCATATTTAGGATCTTTCTCAACTTCCACGAACTGAACATAACCAAGCACATTTTTAGATCCTAGAAGATGATAATTTTCTTTGACTATCGGATAGTGCTTGGCAACACCAGCAGCAAATCCAGCCCCAAAAGCATTAACATTGTTGCAAACATGAGGAACCACAATACTAGAACCATTATATTCATTGTATATGTGTTCCTGTACAAAATTGAATAAATTGCCGTATATTGTTGGTAGTTTACTTAGAGTTTTCATTTACACTGTTCCATTTGTCTAGTGGACATTTTTGATCGGCCCATGCTAATTTATTTAAAAATATACGCTTGTTATTAATATTACATCCACAAACCAAACACTGACTATTTTTTTTATCTAACTTGTCACAAGAAGAACAAATACTATACCTATAGTCTATAGTATGCTGACTACTCTTTGGCAAACCACGATTAATATGCCAAAATAAGGACTTAAGAAAAGTTTTCAATCTAATTAGAAACATCTATTTTCTTTGTTATTTTAACTGGTGTTGTGTTATTATCTTTGTCTAAAATATAAATTGGAGAATGGTCAACAATAGTTTGATTCTGAAACCAAGAAGGAAATCCATCAGATAACGAATAACATAATCTTTGTCCATCTTTCTTAAAGTCTGATGTTAACACATAGACCTTATCCTTTAGAGTAAAAGTGTCTCCACATTCTAGTTCCTCAATATATTTCATTTATAATCCTGTTCCCAATCTTCCCACAATTCTTCTTCTCTAATTTCCTGGATATTTTTTTTGAACTGTTTTTTAGACTTTGAGATAAAGCGTTGTTCATCAGAAATCTGATGTTTTTTATAGTTTTTATCTGCTAATTTTTGCCGACGTAAATCTTTTTTATCTGGATCTGACATTTTCTGTTTTTAAACTGTTGTGATACAAACTATTATATCGTGCTGACTCTGAGTGTCAAGGTGACTATAAGAAATTTTTGTCTTGACTATCACTTAGAACTCTCTTATATCTTATGCAGCGGGGGAGATTACTATTTACTATTATCTAATATCCACTTCCTGTATTTACTAATTCTTGTGTGTCCAGACTCAGAACCGTATCTAGAATTGGATGCATTTTTATTTTTAGTATCCCATAATACACATGAGTGAATTCCTGCTAACTTGTTACCAATAAATAATCCACCTCCGCTATCACCACTACCTATAAGAAACTCTAATGCTGTTTTATCCTTATCTCCTGGCTTTGATGGTGAACACATTAATAAATCTCTATCTATATAGTCTATCTTATTTGATCCTGCTCGTTTTTTTTGATCAGAATTAACAGCGCCGCTACTAAATGTTCCTTTCATACCATATCCAGATAGTGTGCAGACTTTATCAACCTCATCCTCTGCTTCATATAAAGATGGATAAAAATCTAATTTGATAGGATCTTTTGAGTAACAAATTGCTATATCACTTTTACCAAAAACACTATCATCAAATTCTTTTGGCCACACACATTTTATAATCTCGTAATCCTTATCTTCTACTGTTACTTTAACAACTTTATAGTTCTGCACAACATGAGCCGCTGTTAAAATAATGTTTTCAGATATTACAACACAAGAACCACAGAACTTTGTATCATTTTGATAAGTTCCACATATTCTTCCTATGCTCTTGAATTCTTTTCCAAATTCCACATATTTAGTATCTGGTGTTTCTGGATCAATAGTTCCTGCAAGAGTTCCATTGATACTAAAACATAGCGTTAAAAATATTGCTAAGTATAATCTCATGGTTTTTCTCCATGAAATAATACACCATTTTTATTATTTTAGAGTATTTGGGATGCTATCAAACAACCTTTAGCAACAGCGTGTAATGGATCTTTGGCGTGTCTGATTTCTTTGACTACTAGTGGAAAATTATTATCGCTTAGTTTTTGCGTAAACTGTTCAATATATCCATTAGCCTGAGATGTTCCTCCAGCAATAACAATTGTTAGTGGATCTTTAAACTTTGGTAAACTTTTATGTCCAGTAAGAGCAGCACTTAATTGCTTAGTAGTATAATCAATTAATCTTTCATAGTATGCTGAAACCGCTGCTAATATTGGATTATCGTTGGGTTCGCCAATTTTAAAACCACCCGCCTCCTTCTCTGCTTGAATTACACTATCGGGTTCTCCGGTGGCTACAGCACTCATACGATCAACCCAGTCGCCACTCTTGGTGGTACTAAAAACCACGGTTGGTTCACCATTAAGCATAACACAAATATTAGTCATTCCAGCACCACAACTAATACCTATGCCAGTATAATCATTTGTATCTAATTCAGCATAGCACAACGCTTCTGCTTCATTAATAGATCGAGCATCATAACCAACTTCTTGTAAGATAGTCTTAATAACATCTTCATGATATCCAATATCAAAATCTTCATCTTCTTGATCTACAGGTTGTGCTGGAACACAATAAACCAATTTTTGACCGGCTTCAGAAGATTGCCCGACTACTTCTTGTAGGATAAATGCTAATACTCTTTTAGCATCTTTTTCTTTTGCTGATACAACGCCCCTATACATTGGTCTTTTTGCTGTATCGTTTCTTTCTATTGCTTTTTCAATAGCATCTTTACCTAAGAGAATAAATGATCCATCATTATCTTTGATAAAAACCTTACCAGACAATCCTTTTTCGATCATTTTTGTGGCTACTGGGGATGATGGCTTTATAATATAGAAAGCATCTCTAAAGTCTTTATATTCAATATTGCCGTTATTATCTTTTGCTTTTACAATATAACTTGTACCAACATCAAGTCCGATTCCAGCCATAAATCACCCCTTTTTTAGTTGTTTTAGTTTGTCTACAGAAGAAGATATAGTGTCGGATGACTGTTTAACTTCTCCAAGATTTTCGTATTTTTTCTCCATACCACCAGTTTTAATATCTAGTACAATCTTTTTATCATCAATACTTATCTTTTCTTTATTAGACTCATTATTCTTTTGCAGAAAAGACTTGGGCTTTTCCAAATTATTATATACACTAGAACTTGTCCATAATTGTCCTAAAATTAGACCAAAAGCAAAACTAAAAAGATTGAGTACGAGTAAGACTATGTCTAGTAAAAGTTCATTTTTCATGGTCTTTTACCTATAACCCTACCCTTTTGGGTACGAATAACATAACCTTCTCTTAATAAATATGGCTCTATACTATTCTCAATAGTTTCTATTGCTATACCAGTTAGTGATGAAATACTTTTTAGTCCTAATGGATTACCTTTGTTCTTAGTTAATACATCAAGATATAATCTATCATACATATCTAATCCTCTATAGTCAATTCCCTGACTATCAAAAATAGTATTTACATCTACTGATGAACTTTCACAACTAATAAAATTCTTATACCACAATAGTCTAGCATTTAAAATACGCGGAGTTCCCTTGCTTCTTTTAGCGATTTCTAGCAAGTGATCTTCTGATACTGATAGTCCGAGTTTTTCAGCATTCAATCCTGCTAGTTTGGCTAACTCATCGGGTGTATAAAAAGACAAATGCTCTTTGATTGTAAAACGATCATAAAACGGCTGACTTAAACTGCCTCCGCTAGTTGTAGCACCAACAAGAGTAAACATTGGCAGATCAATAGACTCTGGTTCAGATTCTAGGGTGATATGAAGAACAAAATCTTCCATAATGGGATATAAGAATTCTTCTACTAATTTTGGTAGTCTATGGATTTCATCTATAAAAAGGACCGATCTTGGTTGTATGCTCATCAAATATGGTAGTATACTTTTTACACTACGAATATTTGCAGCGTTCAGTGTGCGGATCGTTGTATCTAGTTCACTGGCAATAGAACTCGCTATAGTGGTCTTACCAAGGCCCGGTGGGCCGTCTATTAAAACGTGCGGCATCACGCCACCAGAGTTTAAACAGCCCCTCACCATGATCTTTAGGCGATTGATGACTTCTGATTGACCAATAATATCATCAAATTTTGATGGCCTACTAATACTATTCGACATTTTTAAGTGACTCCAAGGTTTGTTTGACTAATAATCCAATATCGTTTGTGGGACAATCGTTATAACTTTTAGTTACTAAAGACTTTGCTTCGCTAACAGTAAAGCCAAATTTAACTAGACTGTTAACAACAGTATCTAATAAATCTTTTGGTATACTTTGATCTGTTTTTGTAACTGGCTTAGATGTCGCGGAGACGGGCTTGCTTATTTTTATCGAATCGTATTTGAGTTTAAAGCCTGCTACTCTTTTAACTTGAAAGGTGTGGTTACAATCACACACTATTTTATAGTTTTTAGTTGATGCTTCTTTGAATGACAACCAATGAGGTTGACCACATTGTTTGCAGATATACTTTAGATGTATATCATATTCAATCGGTTTCTGGTTTTTCTTTTTGCTCGTCTTTGTTGTCATTTTTTATCCAAAAAACAAAGTCATTTGATTCATCATCATATGCACTTTCTACCAATCCTTTGTTAACTAGTGAATTTAACAGATTGCTTGCTAGTCTAGTATTAAGTTCTTCCAGAATAACCATATACTTTTCATCAGTCACTAAATATCTAGTATCTCCAGACACTTTATGCTTTTGTTTTATTAGAATGTCTTTTGCTATTATTGCTGACTCATCATAAGATAAATTAGAATCTAGTTCTTCTTGATCTATTTCATTTAGTTCTGTAAATAAATCAGACTCGTCAATTTGTTTTTCTCCAAAGCATTTGAATACCAAACGTCTTGAAGCATTAATGAACTCATCAAAATCTGATATGATTAGATAGTCTTCTTTCATAAGTTTAGTTTAATATATCAAACATTCCTTTGTAGTATGTTGGTTGTTTTAGAAAGTGTATCGAATGTTGTGAGATATGATTTTTGTATAAGATATTTATTTGATCTTTGATCAGATATTTATTTTTCCATATTGGATGATTATGATAGTTATTCCCCAAATACAGGAATGGATTTTTAGTTCCATCGCCTGTATTGGGAATATAACTATTCACAGGAAACGACACCAACGGAAAGTTAATAAGATCTGTAATCCAACTAGATAATGACGAATTAGGATTTATGTCAAACTTGAAATAAAACTTATAAGGATCGTACTGATCATTATCATCATAATTATAGTAGTCATCATCGTCATATCCGTCATCTTCGTCGTCGTAGTTGTCGTTCATAGTATTTCCTTAAAAGTGAGGATGGAATCGAACCACCCAACGAGCCGCACGGCACGTTTCTCGTCCACAAGCCCACTTTACTCCAACGATCAATAATCAATACTGATCGTCATCTTCCTCATCGTACTCATTGTAATCGTCCTCATCATCAACATCTTCATCAAACTGATCCCAGTATGATTCATCAATATTGTAGTCATCATCATCCTCATAATCATCTTGCTCGTCATAACTAAAGTTAGACGAATAAAGAGGCTTGAGAAGTTCGCCTTGATACTCTCCAACAACTACATATTGGCAAGTGCGAAGTTTCTCACAATTACAATCAGTAGGCACACTAACAACATCACGCGGATTAATCTTTACGATTACGATACGATCACCACTCTCCACACTACCATAAGCAGCAACATAGTTTAATGCTCCAGCATGAAGTCCATCAGAGCAACCGCGAGAGCGATCATCATCAACCTTTGCTCGCTGCATTTTAACAGTGTTGCCTACACTATTATCAAATGCTCCACGATACTTGTCCTTATAATCATTCCTAACGGCCTTATACGCTAGGAAATGACCATCCTCAGTGATAGGCAGATGCTCATGTTCAAGGAAATCATAAAGTTCCTTTTGACTCTGCATACTAGGATTCTCCATTACATTATGAAGAAACTTAACGAGAGGTTCAAAGGGTAGACCTTTACTCATAAACTCTAGAATTCTCTTACTGATACTACCATGAACAGTCTCGCCCTCATAAGTGACCTGACCATTCTTGATCTCAACAAGACCATCGCTAAATGTAGCAACTGCTTTTTCTAGATCAACCACCTTTAGTAGTTCATCTGAAGTTGCAGTAGGAAGAATATCCAGAATCATTCTATAGTTAATATGATCTGGTAGAACCTGATAACTCTTGTTATTAAGTACCAGCGTCAGATTACCATCAACAAACATAAACGGAACGGCCATAATAAAAACTCCTTAGTGTGTTTAGTACCTGTGAAACTACTTAATCAAACTACTCAACTGAATCTTAAACAATTCTATCATACTATCATCCATACTCACAATCCAAGTGTTGTCTCTACTATAGTTATCTGTACTATTAGTAATAGGATTCTTGGATGTAATATTTCTGATACCAATCCGGTTGGGAGTGGTAGCCATAATATACTTGATTGTCGGGTTGCTGTCAACCTGTTCTTTAATAATTTTTCTAAGTTCACTAGCCTTTGGCAGACTATGGCTACTCTTATTATCAGAAGAGATTAGTTTAGCCCAATTATCACCAGAACCATCCCTATATAGAGTATGCTTTAGCCAATTGTTAAGTTGGTTGAAAGCAACATTAGTTTTCTTAACCAATTCAGCATCAACACTATCAATACCAATATCAGCAAACAACTTATTCATATGATCATAATAATCGCTTTTCTTGAAGCCATTGATATTGTAAGTATGATGATGTACTGTCTCAGCAAAAAACTCCATAACTAGATAAGAATCAACAACCTTGACCAGACTATTGTTTTTAATATATTTGGCATAGTCTAGTCCAAAAAAGTTTAGAATCGTGTAGCAAAATCGTCCAAGAACATCATACTGATGATAGTAATTATAACTGGACGATTCACGATCTGAGAACTCTTTTTTGCAAAACTCTACGATACTATTAAAGCATGATACTGATTCAAACTTTGGTTTGAAAACATTTTGTAGTTTATCTTTGAAGAAATCGTTGAATGTAATCATGTTACGATCACCTTCTTCCACCATCTTCTTAGCAACACTACTCTTGATAGCATAAATCTTGGTCTTACCAAAAACTTCCTTGATAAAATCTGCTAACGAAGGTTCGTTAATCATACTGTGCAAATCACAAATTTCTGGAAATCCCTCGTTCTGATTTACAGCATATCTAGTAATTGGCAAGTAAACAATAGTATCACTATCTTCAAAAGATTCAAGTTCGTCTTGATCTAAAGTCTTTAGCAAAGAGGCGTCGTTATAGTCAACAAGTAGAGTGCCACTATTTTTAGATGCTCCGTAAATAAAGAATACATCTTGATCACTAACGCTTCCCTGACTAGAACGATTAGATGCTTTTCTAGGAGAATTGCTCTTGATCAAGTCCTTGAACTCAGAAATATTCTTTATATTTTCCTCACCAACATCCTTGATTAGAGACTCAAAACCCTTGTTTGATTCGTTAATATTCTTAGAATCGATCATCAAATAAGCATAGCAGTCATTCTCGTTGCAATAACGAATAGCAATCTTTTTGGCAGTTTCTTCGCTCTTAACATCGCACACAAAGAATACTAGTTTACCAGTCTTACGACTACCGTAATAATAATCACCCTTGCCAGACAACGTAGCCAAGTGAATATGATTTGTCAGATAAACCATACGCCTAGACCTATAGCCAGCGGTTCTAAAATTAATAGCGTACAGATTCTTGTTGGCTCCAAACTTGTACTCTAGATCATCACCGCTGTTAATATCATGCTCTACTCCCTTGCTGTCCTTCCACTTAGCACCAACTCCCCAACCACCAGCAAGATCATTAAGGGTATAATAACTCTGTATTGCTTCAATCTTAGTTTTAGCACTAGCAATCTTTTTGCTGAATTCCTCTTTCATCTCCATGTAGATTTCTTGAGTCTTGTTACGCAGGGTACGGATAACTTCCTTAGTATACTGTAGACCCTCACGCGAAACATCCATCTCAAGTTGACCGATACCAAAATCAAGTTCAAGATAAAGATTCTGATTCGTAATCTCTGAAACAAAACTACGCCAGTTATCAATATCTGCCTTGCCAAATGTTCTATTCCACTTTTGAATATGATCTGGTTGCTCAGACTTTTGCTCTCCGATCAATTGTGACACAACTACTGGATAAGCAATATTACCCATGAGAGCCACAATACCGCTGTCAATATGATTATGAGCATTAGGAAAATGGCGAGAGTCATTACTAAATCGACAAACTCTCCAACCTTCGCCACTAATCACAATATTCTTATGACTATAACTATGATCATTAATATAAGAGATAGTACCACCTTCAATGATGGGCTTCATCTTAAAGTAATGAAAAATCCTCATGGACTTTAGACTAAACTCATGAAAATCGTGCTGCTTAACAGCAAAACTAATCTCTAGTCCATTAGGCTCATTTGTCTTAGAAATATCGAACAAATTGTGTGTGGGAACACCAGCATCATCAATAGACATTACATAAGTATACTTTTTACCATTGAAATAAGAACTAGTTGTAAAACTCTTAGTATAGGCAAAAGGACTCTTAGAACCTAGACCAAGACAACCAACAAAATCATTACTATCATTCTTGTTGCTTGCACCATAAGTGGTATATAGGTTCTCCATATCCTCTTGACTAAGACCAGTACCATAATCACGCACTGTAAAATTAGGATTAGCAGCAGTTGGCAACGTCACCTTAAAAGGATTCTTATTGCCCGCTGCAACATGAGAATCGTAGGCATTAGTAGACAGTTCACGAATAGGTGCTTGAATTTTGTCAGAATAAAGAGAGTCCGACAGAATCTTAAACATTTTACTCGTTTGTGCAATCGTAAAACCAGACGCACTACGAACACCAGAACTATGAGTATCAATAACCCGATCTGCCAACTTCATTGTGTTTCTCCAATTTCCTGTGAATCGACCTGTGATGCTCCCATTCTACATCGTCGTTTGGGCTTGTCAACCTTGATTCTTTTTTCGCACTCTTGAGATACTTATATAGCCCAAATAAATTGGTATTAATCCTAGATACCATATTGGTAATGCTATGCTTATAAACCAAATTCCACTAATTATAGATAAAATAGATAGCGGATAGATTATAAATGATGGAAAATTTAGTCTAGATAATAAATATGTTATTGGCCCAATCAACAACACAAATAGCACCACGATTGATGCTGCTAGTGCTAAACTAGCCATTAACTTTCGTCCTGATGATTTTCCCAACCATCATCTAATCCGTAGTTTTCATCATCTGTGTCATTATCTCCTAATTCAAAATTTCTTTCATCATAAGGAGTCCAATCTTCAACATCGTCATCATCAGCATCATCATCGTCGGCATCTTCAATAAAAACAGTTATGGCAGTTAGAAGATCATATACTTTTTCTAACATGATATCTATTTTGGCTAACTTTGTTTCTATCGTTTTCATATTTTTCTGGAGACTATCAATATCTTTAGATAGATTTTTGTCTATATTATGAATATCTTTATTACTTTTATTTATCTCTTTAATAATATTATCATAATCTCTAGACATAATAATCTCCTAAGTAAATTTTTTATATTCTGGAATATCGCCATTCTGGCGAATTTTCAAATCCTCATAATTTTGACAAACTCGCCTATAAAACTCTTGCTTTATATTCTCTAATACACCAGTAGCGATTGCTATCTTAGGATATGATACATCCCCCATAACTCCTGAAATAATTCTAGAGAAAACGTAATTTATATCCCCACAAATACTCAAAAACTCATCATTAGTTAGTTGTTCTTTATAGGGATTTGAGTAAGGATTATCCTTATTTGGAGGCACATTATCTCTTAAACATCCTAGCATATTCTCAATACATCCATCTAACCGTTCTCTATTTTGTTCTTTAATATATGGCATTAAAACCCCCAGCATTTACAGTTGAATTTAAGACATTCACTACACTTTGGTCCCGGATTTTCATTTCCCCAAGCATTAGCATTTGAAGTAAAACTTTCGGGACCAGTATCAATAATAACTAATTTATAATCTTTGCCACGACGAATTTTGCCAACATTGTGTTCGTGACAATCCCAAAATTTTAGTTTAGTTTTTTCGTATATTTGTTCGACTAGACATTGAATTTTTTTACGAGATACTTTCATGCTCACATTAACAATCTGAGTAACATATCCCCAGTTAGATTTGTATGGAGTACCTTTAAATGGTAACTTTCTTAAATTACCATAGACTTTAGGAGCCAGACCTAATTTGGCTAACTTTTTTTGTATAGAGTACGATTTTTGAGCAAGTCTTTTGTTAGCAAATTCTTTAAATCCTATCTTTTTGTGACCAATTATAGAATAGAATTGTGCTGATCCTCCTTCGCTCTCTAAGAAATCTATAGAGTATTTTTTAGTCATGGATGATAAGCCTCAACATTTTCCCCAGTTTCTATAACCTTATTTCCTGTCAAATGTTCCACTAAACTTATCGCCATACTTAATTGTTCAAAAGCACCAATAACTTTAGAAGATTCATTGAAATGTTCTTTTAACCAAGCATAAACTATATAATATGGTTCGTCAATTCTTTCGTCATTAAAGTAGTAATCCTCTATACGAGACACTCTTTCTATAATAGAATCCCCATTATAGTCTTTAATATCATGCACAGTTTCTATAAAGAATCGTATAACATGCGATTTAGGATTACCATCATTGGTAGCAAAACCATGAAAAAATCTATTTGGTTGAGTTGTCATGTAGTGTTTTTCCATCAGAATAAAGTGGTACAACAATAGATGGATCTAGGTATGGATTTTGTACAACTCTAATATCGTACAAGTCTCCACGATCATTTTTTCTAGCCCAAGCAACAGGTTTCATACTACTAATCTGTGAGCGTATTTTATCTAAATGATATTGAGCATTAATAATAGTTACTTTGGAGATGTTATTTTTACCAGAAATCAAACTTTCTTCACAACACTTTATTAGATAATCAAGAGCATTCATACAAAACCTATACGCATTTTTTCATCAGTAGTAACGACCAATTGATGTGGTAGAAAATTATCCTTACTATAAGATCGTCCATTCCACCAACCAACTTGGTAAGATACTGAATTATTATGAGATATATTAATACCAACAACGGTTCCAATAACATCATCTTCCAACTTAACTTTTGATCCTATAGCATTTAGTTCGATACTTTCTGTTTTCTTCATAAGATTTCTTCCTTAGTGAGTATAATAGACAAATAAATAGGAGCGGCGGGATTCGAACCCGCACTTTAAGGTTCTTAAGACCTTTGTCTCTGCCGTTGGACTACGCTCCCATATAAAACAACCAACTACAATAATCTATCTGACTGAGGTTGATTATGCTTGGGCCTCGTCGTTTAAACTATTGTAGTGGTTGCTTATGGTTTTAAATCAAGAGTTCCTGTGAGCCTTTAGACGACGCACAACGTCGGCCATAGCCTCAACATTATCCACGCTCTTTGCGGGCTTCGCACGTTCCATGCTAGGAAGTTCCTCGCCCTTTTTAGCAAGAGCAGCCTTGGTACGAGAATATCGTGCCATAGTTGTGGCAACCTTTTGCCCGGTCTTACTAGCAATCTCAGCATAAGTCTTGCTAGAAAAAACAGCCTCAAGAAACTGCTCATCAGAGCAACGAACCCTAGTTTGCTTTACCTTCTCAACAACATCGCTCATAATCAACCTCCAAATCCTATCCAAGTTTTGTTGGAGCGTTCAGTCAAGCGACCGATCCAACCGCACCAACATCCTCATTCTACACTGTAGTATCGTCTTGTCAACCCTCTCAACATGAATTTTTTTTGAATCCTAAGCAGCAACCGATACAGAATTTTCTTCTTCGATATGAATTAAACTTTGTAGTCTCTTATTTTCCTGCTCTAATTTAGAAATTATTTCTTTGGCTTGATCTAGTGCTTTGGTTAGATGGTAAACCTTATTAGCCAATTCATCAGATACAAAGTTTTTCATAATCATAATTTAGCCTCCTTATTGAGACTATATTAATTACACCTAGACAGAAATTCTTTTAAGTTTTGAATCTGATTTTTGTCCAATACTATCTGGTCATTATATGGTCTATTGTATCTACAAACTCTCCAAATATATCTCAGTTTTTCAGTCCAACTATATTTAGAGGAAAAAGATGATGGATGTTCGTATATTGCACAATCCATTAAGCCAATATCTTTATCATACTCTAATACTAGAACTTCATTTTTACAACCACAAAGTTCAAAATGAACAGTATTAGCATCATCTATCTTTGGGTCTGTCTTTTTTCCGAGTCCCAAAAATCCTTTCATAGTTTTTCTCCCATGTTTTTTGATCAATACTTTTGGGTCTGCGTTTGGACCCTTTTCCATTTTGGCTCATACAGAAATACCCCTCTTATGTTTATAATATCGTATGGTTGTCGGGCTGTCAAGAAAATAATAGTTTTGGTGTAGAGTTGGCGTATCTTCTTCTAGAAGAAAGGATAATTACAATATGAGACAAAAAGTATCTGGAATATATGCTATAAGAAAAATACTAAAAGAAGAAATTATATACAAATTAGTTAAGAAAAAGATTAAAAAAACCAAAGGAGGTTGGATACTTTATGATTCTAAACAATGACTCCAATAGCGACAATTCTCTTGATTCTGTAAAGTATTCCAATACAAAGACCTCATGATATAACAAGGCACATTTGTTCGACCGCAGTTAATACTCCAATGTCTTTCGATATTTTTGTACATATCCATGCCCTTTGGGCTTTTGTTATATTTTAGATTCTCGCAACCATAAAGCCTAAGCAAATGAACGTCCAAACACACTACTCTACATTCATTAGGATTTTGCATCTCGCAACTGAATGAGATTTTCGCTGCTCCTAATCCGCGAATTTTATTTATGATGCTATCACGCTTCTTAACATGATATTTCTTAGTGGTTATAATATAATCTTTAGGACTGGCCCAAAACTTGTCCTTAAAGTCCCAAATATATTCTGTACGATTATTATGAAGACCGACTCCACTGTTTTTGATTTTTTCAAGAAGTGATATTTTGTCATCAATCCATTCATCGAAGTTTTTAACAGCATTATAACCCTTAACATTACTTTCCCATGTAGTATGGACACTCATGAAAGCAAAAAGATACCGACGAAAAATATCGCTGTTATTTTGAGGTCTAATACTCTCCCAATAGTCTTTATATGCTACAACCTTATCTTTTGGAAAGGTTTTAAAAAACTCATCGGCCTTAGAGGTATTTATAACAATAGGCTCTTTAGCAGTTTTAACAGTGGTCACTTGCATCGTTTTCTCCAAAGTGGTTATAACAGCATAATAGCAGATAGTATCGGTTCGTCAAGAGGGTTTCTTTAGCGTTTGCTGAAACCTAAACTTTCTTCTAATTCCCAATCAAGATTATTATCAATGATTGTTTTAATCTCAGGACTTACTGAATAACTATTTTTGATAATTGGTCTTGTTGATTCTCCCCTTTTTTTAAGATAGAATCTATTTTGTAGTATGTTTAGATAGTTATCGTAGTTTTTAAGAAAAGTATCGTATGAAAATAAAACATAGTTTGGAGCAATTACTGGCATAATTTCTGATAAATATCTACATTTTGTAGTTCTCATATCAAAAATATTTTTATATCTTTGTTTACTCACAAAACTTCTATCTTCCATAATTTCTTTATCATGATAATCAGTAGAATACCATTCGCTTGTTAAAAAAGCGGGTATATTTACTGTTCTATGAGGATGAACATGGTGGGGAGCATTTAACATAGCCACTATCCATTGATATGGATCACGCACAATACCAATAAAAAGAGTGTGTAAACTAATAGGATGATAACTTATAGTTTCTGGTTTAGCCCATCCAAAAAAATGCTTGAATCCAAAAAAGTAGGTTAATTCTAATCCAAATCTTTCTTTTATACACTGTTCTAGAAAGTTAGTTCCAGAGTGTCTTTCTCCGTATATGGTAAACTTATCAATATATGCTGATCTAGAACAATATAGTTGTAGCATTTTGACTGATCCAGTACAACAAAAACAGCGTTTCCATTATTCCAATCTTCAGCCTTTATGGGCTACAGACAATATTAGTAAAGGTAATAAGATATTATCTATCTAATTTCAGACAATTATTTCCATCAACCCTAGCAAAGTTAGGAGTACCTTTACCAGTTAATCCATTATAGAGAAACTCCACATTTTGACCGATCCACTTTTTTCTTTCTTTAAGGAATTGGGCCGCTTCTTCATAAGACCCCTTAAAACTAGCATCAAAAATCTTTCCGTTCCAATCCAAGGTAATAGTCTTTCCTGTACCACTCCAATTACCAGTTCCTTCTTTAATATCGACGATAATCGCTTCCTCTGAATCTTCCGGCTTAACCTTCAAAAGATTCTTACTTCTTTTATGTTCATAGCCCATATTAGAATATCTGAGCATGACACCCTCATGACCATCATCAATAAAACTAGAATAGTGCTTGTCTAGATCTGATTCAGAATTAATGCTGAAGTCTTTGACAGGCATAACATATTTATACGAGTTTACTATGTTAGAATCAATCCACTTCTTACGTTCCTTATAGCAACAGTCTTTGCTAATTCCAAAATCGTATCCATCATAAACATAATATCTAACAAGTTTTTCGCTACGATCCAAATCATCCTGAGAAATATTAACGGTGCGGCGAATTAACTTGCTAATTTCATTAAGTTGTTGACGAAGATCATTATTAAACAACTCACCGTCCAAAACCGCATCGGGATACATTTTAAAGAAAGAAGCCAAAGATTTTTCAATATGGGGGCAAGACAAATACTTTTCACCTTTTCTGGTAAATAGACCACTCTTGGTAGCCACACATCTCATGCCATTAAACTTGCACTGAAGAATATATTCTCCTTCAGAAAAATCAATCTTATTACTATAGTCCTTATACAACTTAGCCAACATAGGTTCGATATAACTCATATCGTCCACGCTATTAATATCGTCAAAATACCCCGTCTTTTTTTGCTTTTTATATTTAGCCTCAATTTCTTTAGTGGCCTGTTCAACAGAGGATGTTTCGTTTTTCTTTCCCTGATTCTTACCTTCTGCAACAGTCCATTCGCTAGTAACCTGTTCGCCATTTTGTAGACCGGCGATTGTACGATACTTAGAACCATTTTGCTCCATCTTCCAAATGCGAATATTACCCAAACTGTCTCTGGAATAAAGGGTTTCGTAATGCTTATTCATTTCCAGTTTCTCCTGTGTGTTCCACCATCATATCATGCGACAACCACCTTGTCAAGTATCGGCTATTGGCTATTGGGTCTTGAGAGAAAATAATTCATAGCATTCACAATGCCTTGAAGATTATCTCCTAATTTTCCTATGCCAGTATTGCATCTATCACAAATCCAGCCCCTAAAACTATCATCACTATGGTCGTGATCCAAACACCATTTTAGTGGAACTTTTCCACAACATTCACAAACTTCTGGTTTTGGTGGTGCTTTTTTATGTAACTTGCCTCTAACTTTTGAATGTTCCTTAACACATTTTTTACATCGTGTATCTAGTTTATCTTTGTATAAACTGTGTTTGGGAAAACTCTTTCGATTTTTTCTTTTACCACAGTATATACAAATTTTTCTAGGCATTATTCATTTCATAATCACATTATAAAGTGGAGGCGTCGGCGGCGAAGCCGAGTGTTGCGATAATTTTAATTACATATTCTACAAGTTTATTTTGTTCATGAGTTAAATGGAATTATAGAACAAACAAGATTCTTTCCATCTTACCAACTTCTCTTAACCTACAACCCGTTGGATATTGTAAGTGCAGAGGGATTTAACAGCAGACTTTTGATTCCTACCCTCATTCGGTATCGCAGTCTGTTACTGCCCGTTTTTAATTAGGCAGCAAGGGCTAACTGATTTGTGCCAGTTAAAGCATTTGGTAGACTTTTAAAGTGGCCCGTCCACCAACCACTACTTGCTAATATAATCTCTGTTATCCAATCGATACATTTCGCCCCCCAATTACTTAATTAATACACTTTTAGTGTTATCTTGATTAAATTCTAGACGCTTTATTTCTTGTTTAATCTTCATTAGTTCATATTCACTAGTTCCACAACGAGTAAGGGTTAAAGATGATTCTAGAACCTGAATTTTGTTGTAGAGATGAATATTATAGCCAAAAGACAAACAAAACAAACCGACTAAAATTGTATAAAATGGAATATTAGGATTTCTGTGAGTCATAAAATTTCCTTATTGAATCGAAATGGTGTATAATAACTTATCAAGTCATAACAAGTGGAGTTCGGCTATGAATAACTGTGCTAATTGTTCAAAAGAAACTAGTAATCCTAAATTTTGTTGTATATCATGTGGGGTGTCTTATAATAATCAGTTAAAACCTAAAAGGCAAAAACAAACTAGATATTTTAAATGCTTACATTGTAAGAAAAAAACTGAATTTAATACTAATGCTCCAAGAAAGTATTGCTCACAAACCTGTAGAATAACTCATAAAAGAGAAAAATCAGATAGTTTGATTGAGGCAAAGGGTAGTTTTGGAAATGGTCATTATCATAATGTAACTATCAGAAAATATTTCATGCGTAAATATGGAAATAATTGTATGATTTGCGGACAGTCAGGAGATGATTGGAATGGAAAACCCATCACCCTTATTGTGGATCATATTGATGGTAAATCGAACAATAATAAATTAGACAATCTCCGTATTGTTTGTCCTAATTGTGATTGTCAATTACCAACATACAAAGCAAAAAATAAAGGGAATAGTTCTAGAAAATATTTCATTGTTCAAAAATAAGTAAGGCGTGAGAGAATCGAACTCCCATGTCCAGTTAATAAGACTGGCGTCTTTTACCATTAGACGAACGCCTCGCATTGTATCTCTATTCTACACTATCGACCAACACCTGTCAACTCTTTAGTTTTGCTCTCAACAAAATTTCTGTATACACCCATAACTATCCCACTAGTTGTTCCAACATTTAGTGATCGTACACTTCCATAATTAGGAATAGTTAGAATAATATTTGCTCTGTCTAGAATAATATTTGATAATCCTTTGTTTTCTTCTCCAAATATAAATATGGGTTGCTTATTATCCTCAAAGTTATATTCAAAAAGATTCACTGTTTTATCAGAATACTCTGGAATATTATTTTCAATAGCAATAATGCTTCGACCACTTAGTTGTAGCAAAAAAGATTCTTCATCTTTGTGATGATACATAGGAGTATAGTGGTGAGTGCCTACGCTTCCTCTTTTATCCCACTTCTTTTTACCAACATAATGCACACTTCTAAAGCCAAAGAAATTTGCATTACGCACCATTGTGCTAAGATTAAAATCACCACCAATATTAATCATAGCCACACTAGCAGGAATACTTTTGCTATGGCAATAATGACCAATATCCTTAATACTAAGATTTTTTAAACTATCCAGTACGTTCATTCTCTAATTCTCTTAGTTCTTTTGTCCAATTCTCAATGTTCTTATACATTACTGAACAAGTTTTGCAAAAGTCTGAACTAATATAATCTCTAGCGTCCGCAATCTTATCCTTGAGTTTTTGGATTTTTTCCTCCGCAGTCAAGTTGTTCATTGTGGGGTTCCTTTTGCCAGAAAATCATTTCATTAAGTTTATCATCCCAACAGCATTCGATCAAGTCTTTTGCTGCTAGTTTAGCCAACCCAACATTATGAATCCAAGTCACGATACTTTCATATACACTAATATTTGTTTCTTCATTTAGAAGTGGCCTATCTTGGTCATCATATCCCAAGCACTCAGTTTTCACAATATTCTTAATCTGCTGAAGACTAATATAATCGTCTAGATTCTCATCATAGTTTTCGGCCAAACTAGAAGCAGCACCATGACGCATTTCTGTAGCGTAACCATCCAAATCAATGATCGAATAAACATTATCGTCCATTTTAATCTCCAATTAGTTGATATACTTAGTTACACCTTTTGCAGCACTATCGTTCGCTTTGTCTACTATTCTATCAAGCGTATCCTTCATTGTCAACTGTCCTCTAGGTAGCCACTTATCATGGTCATAAAGACCAGTCACTATTTGTGGAATCCAGTGTTGATAGGCAGATTCGTATTCTTTTGGAAAATGTTCTTTAAGAATTTCTCCTATTCGGAATACACTCTTACTAATATCTTCCATATGTTCTCTAAGAAGAAGCAACTGATCTTTTTGAGACTTGGTAAGACTCATACTGTTTGTTCTCTAAGTTTAAGTTTCAGAATTTTGTGCGGAATTTTCCAAACTCCGGTTTCTTTGTTTTGCATTTCGCCATTCATCCAGATATGACAAAATCCACAACTCTTATCCAAACCCCAAGCAAGAATACCGTTCTTATCTACACTCTCAACAACAAACTTGCCACGATAACCCATACGAAGAAAGTCTCCCCTGTGAACATAGTATGGGCCTCCAGTAACCTTGATCTTATCTCCCTTAACCAAGTCTCTCCAATTAAAATTATGGATGATCTTGGTATTCTTAGCCTCTTTGCTTTTGGCCTTGAAGATAAAAATATGATTACACTTCTTGCAAGCATAAGCACGCGGTCCCGTTGTGGTTCCGCAATCTGGACAACTTTTCTGACCCTTCATTATCTGATTCTCCTGTGATTGATGCTGTCAACTCTCTCAGTATATCAGAGTAATCGGCACTGTCAAGAGGGATTCTTTAAGAATTTCTATGAGCCTCACAACGCACACTTATCCATCCGCCTTTATTTGCTTCACCTTTATTTCCACAAATTTCGCATATGGAATAGGATATTGATTCTGCCATACCCACTAATCCCTCAACGTACTTATCTCCACCACTAAAATAGACCCTAAGACCACCATACTTCTCTTTTACCTGATCAAATTTAACAGAAAAATACTCTTCCGTTGTTCCTTGTATACTAAATCCCATAGAATCTTTAATCTCTTGATTTTTTTTATTTTCCCACTCTTTTTGCCATCGTTTATTATCTTCATGCTGTTTAATCTTCCAGCACAAACTATCTAGTATTTCATACCATCCGTTTCCAGTCTCTATACCAAAACACATAGGGCTTTCCCTGGGTGTTTTATCTTTGTTAGAAAAGAATTGAGGGTATTCTGTGTAAAGTTTATTCTGTAATTCCTGATCCATTTGGCCCATCCTTTATAACTAGTTTACCCGGATTATAGTGACAAAAATAACTACTATGGATACGCTTCTTAATTAGATTATCTTCTTCTATCTCAATATAAACATTAATACGATAACGATTTTCCCAAACATTAATAATTTTAGTCATTAGATGGTGCTTGGGTTTTTCAACCTGTTTGAATAGCAAACTCTCAATTTCCAAATCCATTAAGACTTCTCCACGGGTGATGAATCAATGCTAAAATAAAACTTATTATCTGGTAGTTGAACTATTTCTACTGAGTATGAATCTAGTTGACCAAAATCAAATACTGAAACTTCTTGCTGCCAATTAAACTTATCAAGATTTTGAAAGTCATTAGCCCGCTCATTTAAAAACTGAAAAAGATCAAGCCAAGTCATTTATCTTGCTCCTTTTTTAATAGGAAAAGTCTCGTATTTGCTCTGTGTTGGTGTATCATACATTGAACGCACTCGTAGTCAATGGGTGATAAATGAAGAAAAAATGTAATACTTGTGGTAAAAATAAATTACTAGATTGTTTTCATATAAAAAAAGACGGTAAATTTGGTAGAAATCATAAATGCAAAGATTGTAGAAAAATATATTCTCAGAAATATTATTTAGTAAATAAAGATAGATTAGATCAACAACATAAAGAATATAATTATAATCATAGAGAACAACAGGCTAAAATTTTTAGAGAAAAATACCATTCAGATATAGAATTTAAAATCAAACATACTCTAAGACGTAGATTGCGTCATGCAATAAAAGGTAATATAAAAATTGAATCCGCTAAAAAATTACTAGGATGCGATATAATCTTTTTTAAGTCATACATAGAAAAACAGTTTTTAAAAGGTATGAGTTGGAATAATCATGGTGAGTGGCATATTGACCATATAAAACCATGTGATAGTTTTGATTTATCGGATACTAAGCAGCAAAAAGAGTGTTTTCATTATTCTAATCTTAGACCATTATGGGCAAAAGACAATTTAAAAAAATCTAATAAACTTATCTAGCACGACGATTTGCTCTGTGTAGAATCCTAATAGTCTCAGTAGCATTACTTGGCACCATAACAAGTTGTGGGGCAGTTTTATGATTCCAGTCCATAAAGCCCACAGCACGTTGCTCAGTAGAACAATTAATACAAGTGGCTCGTCTATTATTTTCAATCAAAAACTCTGCTCTTTCAGAAGGAATATCAGTCCTACAATAAATACAATTCATATTACTCTCTTGTTTGTTCCTTTACTTTCCGTATAATATCTTCTATGCTGGCTAACAAACCCGATCTAGGAAAACTTTTATCCGCTTCTAATTTGGCAATACTTAATGCCCATTGCAATGTATAGGCTTCATTATCGTTTAAAGACAATAGCATTTTCAACCTCTCTTGTTCTAGAATTATACCATGCTCATCGGCATCGTCAAGTCTCTCACTTGAATCGTATTATTAAAACTATCAGTAAAATTACCGTCATCGTTACTGTAATAGATATTAGTTAATCCAACAGCACTAAGCAATTTATTACAATTCTCACAAGGCTTACTACCAAGAATCAATCCTTTTCTATTAATTCTCATCACCACAATATCCCAACCCGGATCAATAGTATTATACTTATCCAAGAGTTTAGAAATCAGATGACTTTCTGCGTGATAAAAAGGATGCTCCTTATATTTTGGCAAATTAAAGTTTTCACCTATCCTATAAGCACCAGCATGAGTTTTAATCGGGTTGTTTTGGGTGAAACAAATTAGTTTTGTCCCATCAAAAGCCCCACAGTAATGCCAGCAACGAATTTCCTTACAAGGACTCCAGTTCTGGTATGCTTTGCGAATCGTTTTCTGTATGATTTTCATTAGTGTTGGTAGACTCCTGAGCGTCACCGTACATTCTATCATATTCCTTGTATCGGTCAACTAGGGGAGGCATCCTTATTTTTTTTGGTTCTCGTCTTTTGGGAGTTTCTTCCATTATTTATTCCTTATTTTGATGCGAGCATATATAAGCCTATATTTGCAAATGAGTAACCAAGATAGGTTATAAACATACCGATATTTTTATGATTATATATTTGGTCAAAAGCCACCCAAAGATATATCGCACCACTTATCAATATTAAATTTCCGCTCATTGTTCAAATCCTACATAAATGAAATTTGGTGTACTATATGATAGCATAGGAATAGGAGGAGTCAAGATGAAAAAATGTCATATGTGTCTATTAGAAAAAGAAGATAATGAATTTAATAAAAGAAGATGCAATCAGTGTAAATTATGCGAAAAAAAGTGGAAAAAAGAATGGCATCAAAGAAATAAAAAAAGATTAAATAAAAAGGCAAAAATATATAATAAAAAAAATTCAGAAAAAATAAAAGCAAATAGAAAAATATACTATATAAAAAATAAAGAACATATAGATACTCAAAATAAATTAAATAGAGAAAAAAATAGAGAATATTTTAACAAGAAATCAAGAGAATATTATCATAAAAATAAAAAACATATTCATAAAAAACAAAAGTTATACTTATCTAGTAATAAAGAAGCAAAAATTAGACATAATTTGAGAGTAAGAATTAATCATGTTTTACAAGGCAAAATAAAATCTGGTGGAACTATTGAATTGTTGGGGTGTACAGCAGAATTTTTGGCTATGCACATCGAACAACAGTTTAAAGATGGCATGAGTTGGGAAAATTATGGTAGAAATGGATGGCATATAGATCATATAATTCCTTGTTCTAGTTTTGATTTAACTGATCCAGAACAACAGAGAAAATGTTTCCATTACTCTAATCTGCAACCACTATGGGCTGAAGATAATTTGCGTAAGTCTGATAAGATTCTATAAATTTTTGAATAGTCAAATCCTTTAATTTATATTCATAATCAACATCCACTTCCCGATTAAATAGTTCTTCGTGTACATCATAAACATAATCACTATGAGCCTTATCTAAGGCGTGATCTCTACCGTTACTAAAATGAAACAACGGCTTAAAGGTTTGCCAAGTGTCAACACAACCCTGTGCAGCATCATCCGTTGTTAAATTTTCTGGATTATTAAGTCTAAAGTGATGAGAATCGTATGTAATAGGAATCTTAGTAATTGGATAGAAAATATCTAATAGTTTAGCAACACTCCAAGCCGCTTGGCGATCATCATTCTCTACTACTAACCTACGTTGACAATTTTCGTCAAGACGATGGAAGTTCTTGAGAAATCTTTCACTAATTTCTTCTCTAGTACCGTCTTTACTATTTTGAATATGAATATTGATAGGAGTATTATGATCAGTACTAAGACCAAAACGATCCATTAGGCTACTCATTAGATTTAATTCTGTAATAGTTTTTTCAACCACTTTTTCATTTGTAGTAGCCAACACATTAAACTGATCTGGATGTGCGGAAATTCTTACGCCAGTATTTTTAATCGTTTCCGCAATAGTATCAAAAACATCTTGAATATCGTCATGATTTGGTAGATCGGTTAAGTCCACATTTGCTTGGTCATAACTAATCAATGGCATAAGATCGCTACTAAGACGATAGCACCAGTTGTTTTCTGCACAATATTTGATAATTTCATTAGTAGCAATCATATTATTGTGGATACGATCACCTAGAATTTCTAACGCTTCTTTTCTAGGCAAACTAGAAAATCTCTTGTAGGTCATAGTTTGAAAACTAAAACCCTGTTCTTTGAGTTTGAGGCTAATACAACAAAGGCCAAATCTGTTCATAGAGTCTCCTTGATTTCCATTATACAATGGTATCGGCCAAAGTCAAGCAGCATCTTGAACAATTTCTTCAGACGAAAGAATTTTAGTAACTATCATATCATCAACAAGCAATTCTAGGCAGAATTTTTTCTCTGCTTCTTCTGAAGAGTTGGCTTTAACTAATTCATTCAACAATAAAATCTGATAAGGAGTTGATGAACAAGAGTCATAACCTTGTGCTGTTACATTAAAAGTTTTCATTACTTTAACTTCTTTCTATGAATATCATACATGGTTTTAAGAATAAATGTTACAGCAAAAATAGTTGTTACGAAACTCAAACCTAGATAAAAAGCAACCATCCATAAAATAAAATCAACTAGCATTATTATTCAATCCTTATAGTTAGATATTCCAATCTTTATCAAAACCACCTAGTGCTTCTGATATTGTTGGAAATTGACCACAAAAAATTCTTTTACATTCTTTAGCAATCAAGATATGTTCTTTTTGAGTGCCATTCTTTTCTCTTAGTGCTATATATGTAATCCATGATCTTAATGTGCCACTCATAAAAAGTCGAGTAGGAGTTGATAGTGGTAATACAAATCTAGCACATTCTTTGGCAATACCATCAGCAATCATTCCATCATAAATAGCCTTTGCTTTAGCAAAATGTTCTCTAATTTGTAGATTCCACTTATAAATTGTTTCCTCTTGAATGTCGTCAATACTATTTTGTCTATTCTTAGTATCTTGACGACGCAATTCAAATACCGGAATTTCTTCACTAAGTAAAGTAGTATCAGCATATCGCTGGCTAAATTCTTGAAAATTAAAACTACGATGACGTAAAATTTGTGCTGCTAGTCCTCTGGTAGTATTAATCTCAAGATTTAGAGTAGCCATTTCAAATATGCTCCAGTGTTTATGATCTATACAATACTTCAATAGTTTAGCGTAGTTCTCATTATTTTGTCCTATTGGATTTGACACTCTAGCACAATAAGAGATTAATTTTTCTGCATCGGGTGTTACACTAATTAGTTTTACGTTCATTAATATGTTTTTCCTTGTATTCTGTTTGATGGTCTACCCAAGCATTATTTGTAATATTGTTGTAAATATCTCTGGCAAGTTTGCTAACACTTGGACTAACTCCACTAGCACTAGGATCATCAACCTTAGACCAATAATATGTTACTGGCTCGTCCTTTTCTTCATCGCCCTTGTCTTTTAAAACTTCGTAGCCATGAGTCTTTGCCCACTTTTTAATTTCACTAATTAGCATGGTAGTCTCCTAGCAACTCATATTACCATCTTTCGGCGGCTTGTCAACACTAACTTGAAAACTTTTTTCTGGAAGATCGTATCTTTTCCACGCCTCTTTATGTTGTAGGGCCACAATTTTAGTTCTTTGTTCATCTATAATTTTTCGCTGGTAATGTATTAGAGAATATAGTTCTTGAATATATTCGTATATTTGCTCATGTTTATAAGCCTCCATGATAGTATTAATCTTATCTGGATTCATAGGGGCGTATTTAAAAGTTCCATCCCAACTCATTTTTGTAATTCTTCCTCTGCTCTAAGTTTTTTCTGATAACTAAATCCAGCAGCAAATCCCTGCATATACATCTTTTTCATTATACTAATCGCTTGTTTGTTCTGATTTACAAATGATAAATTATTGGATACCCATTCATGATAACTCTTTTCTTCATCACACAAATCTGTATTCATTTTTTCACCTTTGAAACATTAAACTTTTTGTAGATCTTATTTATGCCAGATATAACAGATGGGTCAGTTAGATTAATAATATCAGCATCGTCGTTGTCAGTAATATAAGCCTGTAATTCATCATACAGTACATCTTTAGTATAGCCCTTTTGTTCCAAAAATTTCAAAACTTTAATTAGTTTATTCTTATGCTTGTTTATAAAGTTATCTATCTGTTTCTTGTATTCACTATTATGACCATACAAAGCATGGGCCAGTTCGTGTCTAAGCACACTATTATTTTGGGCGCCTATAATGTAGAAGTTATCATTACGATATTTTAATAGGTCTAATAGATTCTTTTCCTCGTTAGTTAATGGATCAAACAATCCTTGCTTAAAAGGAATTAATACTTTACTAGGAAAATTAAAGCCGGTCCAATCAACTTGATAAGTATTTCCACCGTACTTCTCAGAATACCAATTTTTTAGTTGTCCCAATGTAAATATTTGATTTCTGAATTTTGGATTCACACTTTCATAATGCTCTTGAAAACGCATAAATGTTAAGCCTAACTCTTCTTGAGAGTCTGCCTTTATCCATACGCTATTATAGGGTTGAATTTTTAGATTTAGCATAGTTCATTTAGATCATTTAACTGATTAAGAATGTTGAGCAAGTCAAGGTTCTTTAGGGGCTTTTCGTTAGGTATAAAAAGCCAAAGATTATCTTGTTCTTGATATTCAAAATGACCATGTTCACAAACATAGTAGTTGCTAGTTATTTTTTTAAGGTCTACCATTTGTTTCTATAAACTCCTGGTGGCAATCTTGGTTCATAAGGTTTAATAGTCCAGCCTATAGTTAACAAATCTTGTTTAATTTCATCGGTAACAGTTCCTTCTGATACGAAACCATTGTTGTTATCAGAAGCAACTCCCGAACAATAGAAGTCAATATATGTTTCATTATTCTCCCTTAAAACTGCTACTATACCACCAGAATATCGCCAAGAACAACTCCACCTTTTATCATCATAAAAAAAATGGTTATTTGCCATAGCGGCATATAGATTTTGCGAATAAATACGACTATTTTTGCATTTGTTTTTTATAAACTTATTATTCAATAAATCATATTCTAAATCTGGTTTTGTAGTCATTTTGGTGTATAACTATTTGAGTATGGGTAGACATTCAAAAAACTTACAATGAATTATATCAGACGCCCAAGCAATTGTCAACTACCCTTGATGTTGTTTGGGTTGTCTTGTTTATGCGTATAAAAATGAAAAAGAAAATATGTAGTAAATGTAAGATTAAAAAATCTATCTTAAGATTTTCTAAAGACAAAAGAAAAAAATCTGGATTGTGTTGTCAATGTAAAGATTGTCGTAAAATATATAACGATCAAAATAAAAACAAAAGAATAAAATACTATGAAGACCATAAAGAAACTATATTATTTAATAATCAAATCTATAGAGAACTCAAGAAGCATGAATTAAAAAAATATCGTGAGAAAAATAAAACTAGACGCAAAGAACAAAATAAAAAATGGAAAAATAAAAATAAAGAATTACTAAAAGAATATAATAAAAAATGGAAAATAAATAATAAAAATAAATATCACTCAAATTTTGTAAAATGGAAAAATAATAATTTAGAACATTTAAGAAGATATAGACAAAATAGAAGAAAACAAATCAATATTAAGTTAATAGATAATATTAGAAGAAGAATTAATATGGCAATTAAAAGTAAAAAGAATCATAGTATTGAATATCTTGGAATTGATATAGAATCATATAAAAAATACTTACAACAATTATTTGATAGCCGTATGAACTGGAATAACTACGGAATAAAGGGTTGGCACATAGACCACATAATCCCAATATCGTCTGCTAAAAATGAAGAAGAATTAATAAAATTATTTCATTATACCAATACTCAACCACTATGGGCAGAAGATAATCTCAAAAAAAGTAATAAAATATTACGTCCATAATTCACGCCTTATTTTTACTAGTTCTAACAGTATCTCATCATCTTCTTTGTCATAAGAGTCCTCAATCTCTGCTATAGTTTTGTAGTAAAATTCACCATGAGTTTCTTTAGTAAAAATTTTGTGTGGGTCTGGTCTGTAATCTCTATTCTTCCACCAGTGATATAGTTCCAGAATCTTTAATGATGCTGTTGCTTGGTGAGTGGGTTTTCCATAATCACTATCTGATGGATCAAATCCATAATCTTCATCATAAACTAAGTCTGATGCCCAAGTAAGATATTCTATGGTGGCTTCCTTTTCCACAAAAATAACTAGTTCATTGAATAGGGCGTGGAATATTCTAGTATCCAAATCAAAGTATTCGCCGGGCTTTAATCCTGTTTTAAGATAGTGGATTTTACTAATGTAGCGATTTCTAATGTATATACTAATAGTATTATAAACATCAAAGGGAAAGTGAACTACGTCCTGAAGTTTCTTTAACAAAGTTTCTGCTATCCAGTATCTAACTGGATGTTTAGTTTTAGATTCTTTGTGCCACTTGCTCCATTCATCGCATCCAAGAGCAAATGGTTTAGAAGTACCTCTAATCCAATCGGCAAATTTACTACAAGTCCAGTAATCAATCCTGGCTCTTTTCTTTAGTTTAAACATTATAGATCAATATTAACTCCGTGATGATCGACCAACCCGTAAAAATCTTTGGTAATTTTTTCTAGTGCATCATTAGCATCCTTAAAAGTATTACCATATTTACGCCACGATCTAAGTTGTTGAGAGAAATCCCACAACAAAGATTGCATCTTTTGTGCTTGATTAGTAACTTCATATTCTCGTTTGTCATCTGGTAGAATAAATTCAAATGAGACTTTCATGATGGAAAATAACTCCTTCCCTCTAACGGATCATATTTGTGAGGATAATTGAACGGACCCAAAGTTTTCTTTCTCTTGCTTTTTAGAATATCAACAATCTCATTAAAGCACTTTTCACAAAGTTGAATATCATATTGAGTGCCATCTTGGTTGGAGAAATAACCCCATGTGGCACTTAGTTCACCATATTCATGCTCAACTACTGGTTCTGTAGTTGTGCAACTTTCTCCACAACCATCACAGTAAATATTGTCAACAACCTTAGTTAATTTTTTCTTGTAGTTTTTCATTAAATCCTGCCTCCCAAGATGCTATTATACTCCATGATTTGTGTGAGTCAAGCCTGTAGTGAGTATATTTGATATTAATCACTCTGCCCTTTTTTACTAGAATATGAGCCATTCTAAAATCTTCAATTGAATTCTTTAGAGTTTATATATTGTAATAGTTTATTCATTTCCAACTGTCCATTCTATTTCATGAAACTCAAAAGTTTTATTTAATTGTTTAGAATAAACCACCGGATGATATCCCCACAGATATATTACCTCGCCCTTTGTCCATTCTAATTCATCTGGTTTATAAAACCATATTGGATCAGATTGATTTAATAGGTATTGTTGGGCTAATGGTTTAGATTGTTTTAATTTGTCTATTTTTTTATGGGTAGGTTTAACAACAATAGCCACAAATACAACAAAGCACATAATCAAAGCCATAAATACTAATCCTAAACCACCCGGCCCATTATTTTTATATTTACGATGAGGATTCATACTTCCACACACTCCACAACCCTTATTTTTCTACAGTTTTTAAAATATTGTGTCACTTTTTTAGATTCATTGACCCACTTCTCTGCTTGCTCAAAAGTAAAAAAGTCTAATGGTTCATTATGATCCAATGGGCCAGCAGCAGCACAAACCCAACGCCAAAATAACCAGCCTTTTGTTTTAATCTGGTATGTAATAGCACCATTACCATCTACTAGTTTGCAGATTTTATATTTCATTTGGCTTCGCCCTGTGTAATAGTGTCTATAATTTCACAAGCATTTTTAAGATGTCTTAATACCTGAGTCATTTCTGACATATCATTTTTATCATTAATATCCCATGTATCTAATATATCTTTTACTGTTTTTTGTACTTTTATAAATCTTGTCCAGCCGTCTGGTTTTCTTTCTGGCTCATGCGTTATTATAGGTAAATTATAAAATCTATCACTCATTTTAATCCCTTAAATAACCACTTTACAACATCGTTAGGGTGTTTGTCTCTAAACTGTTCACAAGAGCTAATATAACCCACAGCATAATTAATCAACACGCCAAGATCTTTTATGGTTTCATTTAATTGTTTAGTTCTAGTAGATAAATTAGAATTTTCTATTTTAAGAAGATCTAGTTTTTTATTAGTATCTTCTAATTCAAATCTCAAAGGATCAATTCGTGTTTCCCATAGTTCATCAATATCTTTTTGTCTTTGTTCGTTTGCTTTGGCTACTTTTTCTTCTAGTTCTTTATAGGTAGATTTATTAGGATCATAAACTGTCGTGGCAAACTTATCAAATTGTTTGTGGTACGCTCTTAATTCAATAAGAGAGTTCTCTAGTTCAATATGTCTTTTTACCAGATCTTGATTTTCTTTCTCTAATTTATTTAGAACATCTGAAAGAGAATGTATATGACTATTAAGATTTGGGTTTTCTTCACATAATTGTTTTACGCTTTTAAAGTCGCTCATTTAATATTCTCCTTAATTTCGTTTTACTATCTTTCATTCAAAATACATGGCTTCTAATTTAGAAAGTAATTTTCTGAATATTTCTGGTTTAGAATAAATCTCTATCCCTGCTGGCCCATTATAAATTTCTTTTAGTTTATCTTCAACCAGCATTACTAATATATCTAAATCGTTATTTGTTAGTTTTGACATTTTGTGTGCCGCTCATTAGTGTTTTAGTATTGAAATGAAAACGCAACTCTATTGGATAATGTCCCTCGCCAAATTCTTTATTGTAATGATTGTTGCAAGCCATTATAGCATCAGAATAGTTATTATAGATTCTTGCTAATTCAGGATTTTGAGTATAATTAAATGGACCGCCAGTAACAAAACTTTGTGTTTTAGGATAGAAAATAATCCACTTTTGTATAAGATTATTCATAAATATTTATTGACTCTTCTTCTCGCTGGGTCTTTTACTAGTGGTTTGTGAAATTCTTTGGTCACTATTTTTCTAAAATTATATCCGTAGATCTCGTTCATTAAACTTTGTTCAGCTTCTAATACTCTATTAAGATCACAAGCATTATTCCAACCGCTCATAGGCGAAGGTTTTTTATATTGTCCCCAACCCATTCGATCATACAAGTCCTGCATCTGATTGTCAAGATTATCAATAGTTTCATCTAATGTTTTAGGGCTTATCCAATCAAATAGACTAAGGAATCCTTTGAAAAAACTGCTCATTCTCTAATTCCTTTAATTGTCTGATACATAATTTGGGCAACGTCCTCGACCTTTGCCAATTCATCTGCTGAAAGATAATTATGATAATCGTTATCAAAAACTAAATGAGATAAACAATAAATTTCCTCACCAATATCAGAATAATGAGTAAGTGAGTCTATATCATTGGTGTTCTCCCAAAAACTTAATTGTTTCTGAAAAAATTTAATAACCGCTTTTTGTTTGTCGTTAATTTTGTTCATGTTTAGAAACCCCGCAATAATTACATTTGTATATTCTATGAGAACTATCTAAATTATAGCCGTGAAAACTAAATTTGTGTCCTAGTTGTTTACATTTTTCTCTTATTTTTTTGATTGCTGGATTATAAATTCTAGAGTCATAATCATTCAAAAACTCATTTAGTTTAGAGCGTCTTGCTTTATCTAATTCTAGTTTTTCATCGAATATGTCTTCATGATTCATAAATCCACTCTCTTAAATCTACAATTTTATACCAGTCATAAGTATGCCCATTGATTAAGTAACTATTTTCTGTGTGAAGGTTTTCGTCGCCCCATCTATTTGGAATTTCTTTTATTTGATTTTGTGCTTCTTCTAAAGTCTCGTATGTTTTAATCCAATCCTCTGTTTTCCATTGAGGATAATAATCTTCTCCTGCTATAAGTAGAAAAAGTTTCATATTAATATCCATCATCTAGTGCATTGGGATTGTTTATTCTAAAATTATTTTCATTACTAACATAATTTTTAAGGTTATTGACGATACTTAGTCTTTCGTCATATGTACCATAATCAAAATCTATATTAAGATCTTTAAAAAAGTCTGGATTACTTACTTGATCTTTTGCTTTTTCTCTGATATAATCGGCAACAACTTGTCTAATTCGTGATATTAGTTTTTTAGAATCAAGAAATTCTAATTCTTGCATGAACTCGCTATCATCATCAGCCTCTATACTAAATGATACTTTGATTTTTGATTTACTCATATCTTTTTCATGCTTTTTCTGTGCTATGAATAGCTGCGTTTAACATATCTACCATCTTTTGCAAAGTCTCTTTGGTTCCTTCTATACGAATACCATTAGAATAATCACAAGTATGATAAAAATCCACATAATACCATTTTGAATGATCCTGTGGATTTTGAAGCATATGCTTTACTTCATCAGAATCTTCCCACTGAAGTATTCTAGCATTCCATCCACTTTTCTTACCTAAATCCGATATTGTTTTATACATTAGTTTCTTTCCTCACACCCTGCTCTGCAATCTTTTAATTGACAATTTTGAATACATCTCCAAAGTTTACCGCTCTTATGAACCGCTACACACGACATAGCCCCGTGTTTTTTACAATGAGGACTTGGAGCAACATTTGGGTGGGTTGTTTTAATTTCCACTAGATCAAATCGACTGTTATTGTCATTGATTGGTAAATAATACTTATCAGACGATATTCCAAAAGCAAGACTCTCTACTACAAAAGACTCTTTTATAATAGTATCATTAATTTGTTCTTGAGAAAAGTTCATAGTCCTAAAACTTCTTTTTTATAATAGATCAGATATTCTTTGGCTTTTTTATCTCTTTCTTTCCATCCCTCAACATATTTTTGTTCAACACCGGGATTAGCATATTCTCTGTTGGTCAAAAAGTCAATAGCCTCATCAATAGTTCCAACATAATTAGGATTGTTAAAAACATAATACAATGATCGGCCAATTCCACCGGGATAATTTGGCATAGTTACTATGTCTAGTTCATCTTCTGCCCAGCACTTTAAACAAGAATTAGGTTCATTAATACAATCACCAAAATGAGATTCTTGTAATGCTTCAATAAAGTATTTGATAGTTGTTTCGTTATACCTTAAGTTCTCAAAATTGTTTTCTATATCATTAATAATTTCATGAATTTTGTCTAAGGGATTAGCAAGAAATTCCTCTGCTTTTTTACGATAAGTTTCATTGAGTATAAGAGATGGTTTGATTCTATTGTTTTTATAATCATCGATATAAAATGATAAACTAGTAATTGCTTCACCAACTTGAGTTACATAACTATATTTCCAAAAAAGTAGTTTTTTCTCCGCTTCATTTAACAGAATCTTATTGGCTAAAGGATTATGTTGGTAAATTATTTCCATTAGAATCTCCTAAAAATTCTAAATCTTCCATAGAAAGTCCAACAAAACCATTCGTACCATGTTCGTGGTCTATCTGCCATGTGAATTGTCTCTGCCCAAAGTTTGGCTAATTCTTCTTTAGACAATGTTTCGTTGAGATTGGTAACTTTCACTTATTTTCCTCAAACTTTTCTTTTAAAAACTTAGCATATTTCTGATCTGGGCAGTCGTACTCTTCCAAGTCACATTCTATTCCCAGTTCTTTACAGATAAAGGAATAAACACTAAGTCCTTCGTAATCGTTCTCTGGGTAGGATCCATTATCGTAATCATACTTCATTATTAATTTTTTGAGTTGTTCTATGGAAATGTTCATTTTTACATTCTTCCCGGAGAACACTTGGGACAACTACAACTCATCATATGAACGCATGGCCCCAAACCATCTTTTCTGATTCCTGTGCCATTACAAGAACTACAATTATCATGCAAACAATCGCTTTTCGGGTTTTGAACAATAGTTATTTTAGACCAATACGGATAGTCTTTGTCCCATGAATCGATATAAACTGGTTGTCCTTTTTCTTCACCAATATAAAGTATAGAATGAGTCCAGTTATTCATTTTATTCTTTCAATAAAAACTGATTATTAATCGCTTTAAAACTAATAGTTCCACCAATGTCTCGTATTACTATTCCTTCACGTTCTTGAGAACTTTTAGCAGAGGGAAAGTGGTCTATATATTTGCCTTGGGCCAGTTCTAGTAGATCGTCCACAGTATAGTCGAAACTTTCACCTTTTTCAAGTACCGGCACAAACTTCAATCCTAATCTCTCTACAATATGCAAACTCTCATCTAGACATAATCTACTATTTGTAGAGATATCTACAACATTAAATACATATAAATCTGCTATAGGTAAACCTAGAGGATTTTTTTGCACACCTGGGGCAACAACCTCTCCTTGTAAAGCAATTTGTCTACCTTCATTCCACAAATCCCTAAGTCCTTGCTCAATATTATATCTATCGGCTATTTTCCAAAAACTATGGTTGTCACTTTTTTTGTAACTATAATTTCTTCCACAAACATGAAAAGTTTCATCTTTGGGATCAATTAAAAATGTGCTGCTTGTGCCATCTAGTTTCAACGAAATATAGTAGGGTTGTCCATTAAGACTTTGTATAAATTGATATTCGTCGTTTAATTGAACTCTTATTTCATCTGTTTTACTAATAGGCCATGAAAATGACTTAGCATCCCCTATAATGGCGGCGGGAATAGGAGGTTCGTATTTCTCCACGCCTAGTATATCTGTAACATCATCACCAATGCTAAACCTTGCTAGATTAGGAAACACAGTTATTGGAAGAGCCAAACCCTGACTAAGTTGTTTGCGGAGTTTTATTGTTTTGAGCCTAAATTTCTTAAAAGATTCGTTCCAACAGCCCTTCCTCAAAAATTCAAATTCTTGAATCTCTGGTAGTAATGAGTCTATTTCAAAGTAGACACACCTATCTCCAGTTTTAAACTCACCCTTTTTAGATACGCACTCCCACCCTAAAATGCCTACAGTTTCTATGCTGTCAGCATCTAATATAGGTTTTACGTATTTAATTTGTTGTATACTAGCTAATTTTCTCATGATTATCGTATGGTCTTATTACCCACCCTATTTTGAGCAAATCCAGTCTAACCTCTTCTGTTACAAAACTTTCACCAACATACCCATCACTCTTCTCTGGATCAGATCCTATCCCGGAACAATACCAGTCTATATAGTCTCCTTTTTGTATCATATCCGCTATAATACCACCGGCGTGTCTCCAAGAGCAAGTCCACTCCTTGTCTCCATAAAAAAATCTGTTATTACACAATGCCGCATATAAATTTTGACAGTATACCGTACTGTTTCTGGCTTTATTTAGGATATCTTCACTAGACCGCAAATCATATTCTAAATTAAAATTTTTGTCTTCTGTTTCTTCTCTGGCTTGTGCTTCGTCAAGTATAGTCATCATATTATCGTACAGTTCTTGGGTTGTTTTACCTTCTTCTAATTGTTTTTTCCATATTCCACGATAAAACGATCCTCTTTCTGGGCTGCTAGAATATTCTTTCATATGCCCCACTCCTGCTCTAATTTTGACAAGGCTGATTCTACGGTAGAGTTATTATAAAAACAATCATAATCAGAATTTTTAAGTTCATTATATTTCTCCGGCCAAATATCGTATAAAACATTCATTACCGTTTGACCATATCTCCATTGATTAGCAGCAGAAATTTTACCTTTAGATGTAGATGCTTGATGCTCCAGAAATGTATCGTCTACCTTTTTTATAAACTGTTCAAATGTCATGTTAGTATTTCCGATGTTCCTTCAAGTATAGTTTGTCTAACATTTCTCGTCATATTGATAAGAAGAATGTGGTTTTTTATAAAACTTTCACCCTTTTCTTTAGCGATAACCCCAATCAAATTTCTGGCCCAGCCATTAGTTATGCTACGAACATCCTTGAAGTCAAGTTCCACATTAAACCCAAAGTCTATTTCTTCTAGTATACTTTGTCTTAATTCGGTGGCTTTTTTGGTACTAGATAAATCAGTACCATACATTTCTTTGATTTCGTAGTAAATTAGTGGGCCTTTCATAGTTTTCCTCTTTGTATTGAAAGCACCCCCATTATTGAGCGTTGAACATCATTAATAGATGAACTAGAGGCTCAGGATGCTACCCTTGGCGATCAACTCAAGGGTGACTGTTAATTCAGTTCTTGTATTTCTTCTCCTGTGTCATAATCTAGCACAGGATAATCAAATGCTTCTCGTATCAAAGAAGGAATAGGTATTCCTGCTTTGTTTTCTAGAGTTGGCAAATCTATCATTGATTCACTAATATAGACTGGTATGTTATTAATATTTACAATATCCCCATTATCATCAATAAATACTGGGAATAGTCCGTATTTACCTTCTTTTTTAACTATTCGGTATCTCCAGCCAGTAGTCATTCTTTAATTTCCTGTAGCGTGTCGTAGTCAATTATAGGCTGTTCCAAACACTTTGTCAAGCGTTCAATTGTTTTTCTCAGATCGTCAACTGACTCTTCTCTAATCTTTATAGGTTCTTCTGTAATACCTTCTATCTTACCTTCTTTGTCATAGTAAACCTCATATATCTCATATAGCATACTATCATCCATATGAGTATTAGGATAAAATCTACGAACGACACGGTGATTCCATGACATTTAATCTATTTCCTTTCGACATATTACTCTATAATCATCTTTTAAAGTTGTATTAGTTATTGTTATTGAATCTAGAGGACGTAATCCAGTATTTAGAATGTCCATATCTTCCTTTAGTAATTTTAAAGTTCTATCAAGATGTTCATTATGGAGTTTTACAATATATTCCGCAGTTGTTTGATCTAATGCCGCAGCATCCACGATAGAATATTCATAACTATTAGTTGATTCTGGATTAGTATAATATATAGGCTCAATTGGCACAATGAGCCTACACCAACACACTGGCCCACTAAAACATTCGGCAACTTTCCACTTGACCAGAAAACTATATTCTCTTGCTTGTTCAAAGTTCATATTCATCCTTACAAAGTTTAGGTTCCATTATTTCAGTCCACCATTGTGAACGATGATTATTTCCAATATTAGTAAAGTAATTATTATAGATATATTGTTGTTCTTCTTCATTCATATGCCAAAATCTATCAATAACAAATTTTTCCCATTCTTTAGTATCGTATCCATCAAAAGGAATATGGTGTTTGCCGCTTGTTCTGAAATCATCATACAAAAAATCAAGCACATCTCTAATTAAGACGCATTTGGTATTACTATCAAGATCATTCCAATAAGTTCTAATCCAATCTTGAACTGCTCCCGGCACATAAGTCATGCGACCAAGAGAGTATCGTAATGCACAAGTAACCATAATACCACCGTTAACATCGCAGTTAAACGAAGGTTTCTTTTTAGTTAATTTTCTCATCTTTTTTCAAAATGTTATATTTTATAGAATCACCATAACAAAATCCAGCAATAAAACCACACTGAAAATAATAGTAATCATTACCATTACCTTCATTGTCTCCATCAAGCCATATTTCTCTTGCTAATTGTTTAGCCCGCTCATAGTTTTGTTTAATATCTTCAAGCATCATTATCTCTAAATACTGTGTGAGTAAATTGTCCGTTTCGCACAATCATAATTGTACGATTACCCGATGAACGAATATATTCTCGTCCGCCATCAATCATATTACCATTCTTAAAACTCTTATAATCATGGCGACTTTGGCTGTATTCATACTCTCCAATATCATTTTGCACAACGCCGAATGTAAAATTCTCTACAAAATCAGCACCAGAAATCATAGCATTATCACCATGAAAAAAGATAGCAAAATATTTGTTACCAAATTCTGGATGAGGAGTTGACCTATAGAAAATATCTCCAATCTTTCCGTTAGGAAGTTCTGAAGTACAAACATAGTTAATATCTACTCCATCCTTTTCCGAATAAAGTTCAATAACTGTTGATGTTTGAGTAACTGGATGGTGTTTTATATTCATGATAATAGATACCTTAGTATTTTACTTTTGATCCATTCAAACCATGAGGGTTTTTTAATAGTACAGGGTTGATAGTGACGACTCATTAATTCTTTTAGGGCTTTATCAGCCTTATTTTGAGAATCAATATTCTCATCCATAACTTACTCCCTATATTGGTCTAGTTTATAAACCCTCTGAAAAGTATCAAACAGAATTTCAGTATGCAACTTTAGCATAACGGCCAATCCGCTCGTAGCATTACAAATATCATCAGCGTCTAGTCCATGCTCAAGCACACCCTTTGATAGATCATTAAGTCTATCAACAAAAGCGTAAAGTTCATTGATCTTATTCTCTAAAGTAAAACGATCCATTATTTATCCCTCAGTTTCATAAGAAAAAGTTCAACAACATAACGTGCTGTATCTGGTACACTACCTCCACCAAGATAATAACTACCAATAAAATCAAACAGATCAGACTTTTGAAAAGTATCGTAAAATGCTTCATATTCCATACTAATATAGTTGCCCACATTAGTCACAAAGTTTTCAATGTCGGATTGTAGTTTAGGGTTCATGTAAGCATTATACCATACTGAATGGAATTGTCAAATGGTGGACTCAAATACTCATTAATATCAACCTGAAATTCTTCGGTTTGACCCAAAATCAGTGCGGCATGATAGAGAATATGATTTCGCGGATCATTACCATCCTGAATAAATTCTTGATAACTAATCTGTTCACAATCACTATCAAAAATATATCTAGCACACTCAGTAGCAGACAGAGCAAAATCAGTAATATTAGTCATCAGTATTCTCCACAAAAGTTTTAAGACTTTCCGACAAATCAATCATTTCTTCTTTTGATAGTCTAACTTCATAATTATAGGATAGATCATACTGGTATAATCTAATTAAAAACGGTCTAGATGAAACTAAACTATTCTTAAAAAGATCAACACTACAATCTTCCATGATTATAGTTTTACTATCAACCATAAAATCCACAACGTCCTAGAGCGATCTTAACTCCAAGTTTTTTGTTATAATTGTCTTTCTTGCTACAAATAGCAAGACCCCGATAATTTTCTCCAGTAGGAGAATCAATAATGATTTGAGTAGAACCACCCTTGCTATCTGGATCAACAGGCCCACAATGTTGGGGCTTGCTTCCTACTTGCCACTTATGATAGCCATTATAAAGACGGTTATGAAGAACCCTAACCTTATAACCTTTATTACGCAATTCTTGAACTGTCATGACTTTTGATACCTCTTTTGCTTGCTAAGAGACGAAAGAATACTCATATATCTCTCAGCATCCTGCTTGCTTTCAAATTCTGTCACAATAGTTTGACCATCGGTTTTAGGCAGAAGAATAGGCTCACCATTCTTAGCAACAACAAACTTTCCACCCTTTTCAATAACGCTCAGATTACTCACTATCGGCCTCCATTTTGTTTAAAGTATCAATCACACCATCAAACATCTTTTGAATCTCCTTTTGCTGCTTAATTGTGCAATATACGAATTTCTCATTTGTTTTGTTAAGACGTTGTACAGAATCAATAATGGGTGGCTCATAATCAGAACAAACCCACTTTACTTTATCGTGATTCTCAAAAAAATCATTATCAATTTCTCCAAGAGCCTCATAAATATCATCTTCGTCCTTTGCTTCAATAACGAAAGATGTTTTTTTGGCTTCGACGTAATTCATACTAACAACAAACTTTGGCATAAGTGTCTCCTTGTAGCCCCCATTATACTGTGCCAAACGGGCCTGTCAAGAGTATCGTCAATCAGAACGATTTGGCTTGAATCTAAATTTTTAGAAACAACCTCTAATGTAGTTGATAATATTACCAGCAGCATTACTAGTGCTATCATTATTATTGTAATGATCAAATAATCTATTACGAATTTCATATTTTTGAATATCGTTTAACTCACCAAATAATTCACCATTCTCATACTCATTATTCATATGAGCAATAACATCACCAATATAGTCGCTAAAATTAGTATACCTCATCAATTTACCTTTAGATAAGCATTGATAAAATCGGCCAAACCTTGTAGTTCTTCTCTTGTTAATGTTGGCTGAACCAATTTGCTACTAAGCATTAGACTATATGGATAAGATTTTAGAGTATGAGACTCTATTTTTTGCTCCACACTTTCATTCTTAGATAAGTGAAGTATAAGATGATCTGACTCGTAAGATGTTTTCATTATTTACCACCAAACTATTGGATCAAATGGCGATGGATTAGTAGGCCAGTATTTTGGATACTGAGGAAGAGGTTGATGTTTTAGTGACGACTCAAGTCGATCTATCTTTTTAATCAACTCCTTAGTTTTTTGCTCAAGATTAAGTAACGACTCTAATACCACATCAATCTTTTGCTTTGTTGGCTTTTTCTTTTTAACTGTTTTCTTTTTCATTATTAATACTCCTTTTTATTCAAGATCTATGGTATGAGACATTGTTCAGAAATTTCTTTTATAAATTTTCTTTTATCTTCAACAAAATTTGAAATTTCATTTATGTTCATAATTTTCCTTTCCTAAAAATTAGGTATAATTGTTTTTCAGTTCGTTTTTCGCGGTGTTCCTCAATCCCATCCCCAAAAAAGAAACCTGTCCACAAGATATTTCATGCTTTTATTCTTTTGAACTGTGTCCCAATTATCTTGAATAAGGTCTACCGTCCAACTGCTCAGTTTAGAACTTAGTTTGTGTGGCATTCCACCATATTCTGGATAATCAAATTGTTCATGTTTCTGCATGGTTTTGGTGTTATTAATCATCCATGTAAAAACTTCTTTTGCGTACTTTAACTTTTTGCTTGTATGTTTGTCGAAAAGGTCTTGGGTTGCGGGCATTTTATTGCCTTTCTTGAGAGCATTAATAATCATCTTCTTATTAACGGTCTTGGTAGTCATGTTTTTCTCCTTTTATTTACAGGGATTTTGGTCATTTGTCAACTCTTTCTATTACCATTCAAAAAACCTAGCAAATATGCACCAACAATAGAATAATTAGGATAAACATCAAATCCATCGTTGCACAAATTTAATTGTTGATATTCAGTAGAATGAATATGATATAACACAGAATAGAACTTGATAGTTTGGGGTTTTAAAAACCAACCCCTGTTTTGTGTATACTCATGTTCTCTAATATAGTATCTATCATCTATAGCCCTAACTTGTTGAAATAGTTCATTAAGGTCAGGATCAGATACTTGTTTAAAATTTTCTACATCACTATAGTAAGTGCATAGTGGCATTATTTATTCTCAAATTTCTTTTTAAGATTTTCCATAATAGTAATATCAACCTTATAGGCCACTTCTGTTCCTTCTGGCCCATTATACAATTCTGCTAGTTGATCGTCAACTAGATCCAGAATAATATCAATTTCATCATTAGTAAGATTAAATTTTTTCATTATTCATTCTCTAAACGCTTTGTATTAAATTGCTTCTTCTAAAATACGCCAAGATTTTAGCATTTGATTTTCAAAAACAACTTCTACTGGCACATTTTTCAGGTCATTGAGTGACCTTTTATTGCTTTTTGATAGCAATTCGTTAATAAATCTCATAGTTTTTGCAAAAGATTCATCCCTATCTTTTTCGGTCCACTTACAACCCTTGCTTTTGGTATCTGTAGACCAAAATCCTTTAAAGTCACCAACGCCCCACCCATCTTTTGAGGTAAAATCAACGCTCAAACCAAATTGAGCATCTTGATAACCCCCATAACCAAGACGTATATTATTAATTTTTCCAATTCGCTTTTCCATTAGTTATTCTCCATTCCTTCAATAATTAGAATATTAGGTCTAATATCATAACCAAGTTTGGTATTAAGCCAGAGAATAAAATTTTCAAAATTATTTTCGGGGATTAATACAATCGGAGGCAAAAAATCGACTGAACTTTCTACTTGAATCATACGCTTTAATTTCATTATTTATTCTCCAAAATGATTCCTAATAGTTTCTTTTATATCATCTACAGCCGTTGGGCCAAAACGATCTACTGCATTTTCTATACTCTTGATGCACTCGTTGATGATTGCTTTAGCGAATTCTTCATATGATGATGGACGTATACTATAATACCAAGCATTTTGATCTGGACTTTCGTATTTGTCTGCTATGTTTTGGATTAGTTCGTTTTTGTTCTTCATTATTTTACTCCAGATATTTTAGAATAAATTCGGCCAACCCCTTTAAATCTTTCTTACTCATATCACAAGTAATAGATATGTTCCTATTATCATCATAAAGACTAAAGTAGCAGTAACCTCTGTCTGGTACTAAAATTAGGTCAATATTTTCATCTTCGGTCAGATAATATTTATCTTTGTGGGTTATAGACCCACCATTTAGTGTATTATTGGATTTCTTATCCATTTCAAGCCCATTTACCATAATTGACTGTTTGATTAAAGGTATTGATAGGCTTGATTTGTCTAAGACGATTATGAATAATGGTCAAATTATTACGGTCAATGCTAACTTTATCGTTCAAAGTTTGACTAATAACACTTTTTAGCAGAGCAATCTCTTTATCGGTCAACAGTACGTTTCGGTACATAAAATTATCATTTTCCCCCAAAATATTAAGAAAACAACTCCTACTACTAGTACCAGAATATACCAGATAACAGAGAGTTGTCAAGAGGGTTTATCGGCCATTTCCAATAGACTTCTTGAGCCTATCTTAACCAGCATATATCACGGCTATTAACAATAAGTAAAAAACCGCGAATTTTATCGCTAAATATACTCATAACCTCTCATCAAACCCTATTTTTCCATCATACTGGAAATTTTCAGAGGTAAAAGAGGGGGTTTTATAATATTTAAAATATAGTTTCTCAATAATATAGTGGCTAGAAATCATAGCAACTACTGTAACAATAGCAATAACTAGTAGACTTTTGATAAAAGGCTTATGAAATTCGTTAGTTTTCATCTATTGGTCCATATTCATGACTAAGGTAAATATACAATATGTAATAGCAACTTATGCAGATAAAAAAGAAAAGGGCCGGATTATTTCTAAATATTCCTAATTCGTTATCGCCCATAATGTACCATAATTCTGTATAGGATGAATAGAAAAAGTGGGAGGGAAATTAATAGTATCATAAGTCTGGTATTATCATCAGTGATCCAAGGATCAAACAGGGGCTTAGATACTGGACGATTCATGGAATGTATCCTATTAGTCTAAGAAATTTTCTCCACAAACCTTCCTTTTTGAATACTAATGGAGGAAAGTATGGGTCTGGTAATGGTTTTACTATTTGTGGTTCACCATAAACTTTTCCCTGCCACATTGGTTCTTACATTTTTTAGAACACTTCTTTACTGCTTTAGCCTTTTTCTTTTTATTCATAATTTTGGCTGACTACGACCACTAAAACCAAATCCATTACTTTAGGTGATACAAGGAACCTGGGATTCTTTGTATTCTATTTTTGGTATATGACTAGTACTGTCGTATGCTATCTCCTTAAGATTGATGGTTAGAATTTTATTTGATAGGTCTTTGTTCTTTAGATAATTATTAAGATCGTTTACTAGTTTTTGCCAGAAAATCTGATCTTTAATATTATCTAACTTTCTAATTATCACCTTAAAAACTCTGATGTTGTTGATATGTTAATATTTATATTCACAAAAATACAAACTATAATTCCACTAATTAGGCATATTGTCCAAATAACCAAATTCCTTTTGGTCATAGTATGAGTTCTCCTTAACTCTTTGTGTACTCTGCTCAGTACAATTTATGATAGATACAAGATGTTGAATGGTCAAATTTTATTTCTTATGGAACCCTTAATCTCGCTGACTACAACCACAAAAACCAATCCTAAAGGATGGGGAAAAACAACTGACTATAAAATCTCGCTGACTATGGTCACCCTGGGCAAATCCGTAGGATTAGGTAAAACAAAAAAAAGAAGGGCCACAGATTTTACTCCGTGACCCTTAGTTGATTGATTTTACTTTTTGGTAACCAGTGGTCGCCTGACTACCCAAGGAGTCTTGACTACCATCCTCTTGGAATGCACAGAATTGCCCTGAGAAGACTTTTTACAAAGTCCATTGATACATTCACCACCATAACTAAACGAGGCGATCCCAAGAACCATCAGCACGCTCATCAAAAATCTCATAATTAAATTCCTCTAAGAAAGTTTAGAACCTTGACAAACTATCAAACGTGTTATATATATTATGCAGGTCGGGCAGTTAATACTTATATACTACTATACTACTAACAATTCCCCTTACTCATCTCATTCACCGCCTGCATCATACCAATAATAATACTAGCACTAAGAACAAATACCACAAAATTTACTCCAATGTTGACAAAAAATAATAGGCCACTATGATAGATTGTGGACCTGACTGCTCTCAGTGTACCACAAGTATCGACACTAGCAATGGTTGATCTATACTCTAGTAATATTACCTTTTTTCAGGAAGACTATAGGTGCAACTTCCCAAGTTAAAAGTTTTTTCTACAACTTTAGGTTTGGGATTCATATTATTGTCAACATCTTTGATAACACTATAAATCCAATCTACTGTGGGAATAGCATCATTATCCATAACATGAAGCAAATTTGCTACTCTAGTTTCCACAGGAGAGATTGATACTTTAGGGTCTTCACTAACAACTCTAGTATTATCATAAATTTTAACAGGACTACTATTTCTAATACTATTAGTATTCTCATCAATTAACTGATTAATAACACTTTGTTGAAAACAACCAACAATTCCAAAACCAATAGCGGCTAACCATCCAATAACTTTCATATTATTTATCCTCACAATTGTTACACTTGAAATGGCAACCAACACAAGTAGCCACTTTGTTTACATCAAATTCTGTAGACACTAGCATTCTAGGATCATTATAAATACCATTACTTCCACTATGATCACTATCCTTATAGGGAATATAAACAGTATTCATAACAACAGTATCATCTCTTTTGTTTTCCATAATAGGAGTTGAACCTACATAAAATAGGCCAACACAAGTGAAAACAATAATAGTAAACTTTTTCATTATTCAAATTCCTCCACACTCACAATATTCTCCTTACCAAACCCACCAAAAAACTCAGGATCATTATAAAGCATCTTATTCAAATATGACGCAATATCCTCATGACTATTTCCACAACATTCATCATCGATACCCAACTCAATTTCGACCTTAACAAGTTTCATTAAATTCCCTTCTGCATAACTATGGGTTTCCAGAACCATTATACCATGCTAGCACCGTGTTACAATACTCTTAGTAAAGACCTTCTCTTTTTCGCTGACTAACAGCAACGGCAGCAAACAGACAGCATGGGCTGAGACAAAAACTATGGACTAATCATTTTGAGAGCAACAACAAAAATAAAAAATTATTCCTAATACAATAAAATATTCCAATCTTCCTCCTTTTCCTAGTAGTAGCAATCACCCGGTCCTTCCATTATATCGGCTCATGGGGGCTTGTTGCAATAGTAGAAGATATAATCTTTAACAAATTTGAGTTGACTGCCATTTTGGCATGCGCCGCGGCCAGCCTGTCATTTTGGCATTTTCTATATTTTTGGTGTATTCTCATATATACCAGTAGGAGACAATACTATGAAAAAATGTGGCAAATGTAAGCATGAATATTCGATAGATAATTTTTATAAGGACTCTCATAAAAAAGATGGTTTATCTTGGGATTGTAAAGAATGTGCTAAAAAAAAGCATAAAAGATATCGCTTAAAAAGCGATATTCCAAAACAATGTGCTAAAAAATGGAGGCAGAAAAATCCATTTAAAAAAAACGAATATAATAAACAACTCTATAATAAAGTTAAATTATTTAAACAAATTTATTTACAAAGAAATCCATGCGATTGTGGAGTTTGTGATATAGAATGTTTGGATTATCACCATATAGATCAAAAAGCTTTAGAAAAAAGAGTACATTCTATACATACATTTAAAAAATCTATAGAAGAAATGATTAAATGTGTTGTTGTATGCGCTAATTGTCACAGAAAAATTCATGCTGGAACTAAAACTCTTAGTAAAAAACCACCTACTAAACAAGAACTATATAGTTTAGTGTTAGAATTATTTCCAAATCTAAAAACAGAAATCGCCGCCCAATTTTCATTGAGCGACGATCTCTAGTTTATATCTTCTAACTCTCTATACTGCGTTAGCAAACTCTATGGCTTTTTCAAAAGCATATTCATTTTCATTACCATTTTGACCAAACCACAAAGAATCAATACGATTATCTGCTGTACGACCCTTGTTATAATTAAGATATTCATTATATCCCATCCATGCTGCCCACCAAGTACCGCGTACATTTGTCGCACTCTGTTTTGGTCCCTCAATAAGTTTCATAATTTCATCCATAATATTACGTGTACGCTTTTTAATATCCTCATCTGGAGTCTTTTCAACACCAACTACCATCTTAACATAGGCTTGAATATCTTTTTGATTGAAACTTTTACTAGCCAAAAATCGATATTGTTCCGCAGTGGCCTCAAATCCAGCATTAATATTATCCATAATATCACGAACATTATCAAGATTAGTTTTACTAGAACGAGTATGACGAATACGCAACAATTTATTTTTCTTATCAGAATGAGCAAAAGATAATGTATTAGCACAAACTACACGAATAAAACTATATCCAACTCTAATAGCGGTAGTACCATTATGACTATTACTCAACAAAATAAACTTAGCAGTTTCATCACCCTTAACAATTTCACAATTATCACGATTCAATTTTGCAAGAACCCATACCTTTTCTCCATTATGGAGTGAGCCGGCTGTATGAAGTTCACACTCTTTAGCGTCCAAGAATGGCTGAAACCAATCGAAAGCATCCTTATTTTGAAGAGGAGTATAACGAGGTCCAACAACTCCTAGAACTCTATTGTCTGTTTTACGAAAAGTCGCTTGTGCATTTACTTCTTCGCCTTCAGCCGTAAAGAGAGGTTTAGTACCCACTTCCCAATTTAGACCAGCAGCGTCCATAGCCTCACTAATAGATGGGTTTTTTTCCAATTTCTGACCCAGGCCATGCCACGGCACTTCGTCAACATAAAACATACAATCTTTACCGTTCATATTTTCGATAGCATGAGCCATTTTAAACCCTTTCGTGTTTATGATTCTCGTTCCGATACGCTGATTCTACAGTATGATATCGGGTTGTCAACAGCCCAGCCTTGAAAAAAAAATCCTGCCAATTTGGCAGATCGGCCGCGCTCCCTGCCATTTTGGCAGTCAGATATTCAGGAGCGGCATCCCTAATTCTTGCTCACAATATTTGCTACCATTTTTATCTGGTGAATAAACTGTTTCTTTAGGCAGATAGCAATATACGCCAATTGGTCTGGCTCGTGGGTATTCACTTTTAATTACTGAGGTAATACGATTAATAGTATTTCCAGAACAAATTAAATCGTCTAATATTACATATCGAAAAGGGGCAACTCCCTCTGTACGAAACTCGGAATAGCATTTTTCGCCTGCCTTTCGTACTACGATAATATGTTTATCAAGTAGTTCAGCAATCTGTGGAACCACCATCAAACCACTTACACCGCAGCAGGCGATACTATCAAACTGGTCTTTAATTTTTCTTAGATCACAAACAGCCTTGATAATAATCTTATTACGAATCTTGTGATTCAGAACGTGGCAGGTGTGGCTAGAGCCTTGAATAATATCGCCACTTTCTGTGCGACGAATATCTTCAATTCTACCTTCAAGAATATTCATGTTCATAATAAAATTGAGTGATCGGATTCGAACCGATTATAGAAAAGAAGAAGGAATAAATTCCTATAATAGATATACGTCCCACCGTATTGCACTCAATCTAAGAATAGTTATTCGTCACTTATCTCGTCAGCAATATTGTGATAGTAGTTTTCCCACTCTTTCTCATTCTCAATAATATCATCCTCAAAGTCCCAATTATCATCATCGTTATAGTAGAGATCATCAATCTCGTCAGCAATACGCTCATAATCGTAATCGTAACTCATAACTATTCTCCTTTGGGACTACTATACACCAAACCGGTCAAAAACAGTAGAGGCGGAAGGTAACGCTCCTTCTTCTAGAGATTAAAAGTCTCTTACATCACTTTAATGTTTCGCCTCCATAATTGCATTCTACATCCTAGTATCGACCTGTCAACCCCCAAAACTTTAGATTGTTGCTGACTATCTCCACGACCGCCAAATCCGTAGGATCGGCTGGAACAGGATTCGAACCTGTGGACGGTTTTAAGCGTCACATCTTTAGCAAAGATGCGCATTAGACCACTCTGCCATCCAGCCCAAAGGCGGGTGGAATTGCACCACCATCTACGGTTTTGGAGACCGTCGTTCTACTATTGAACTACGCCAATAAAGCACCAGAGGCTGGACTCGAACCAGCAGATCTTTCGACGGTTGATTAACAATCAACTGCGTTTACCATTCCGCCACTCTGGTATTATTTATATTATTTTATATGCTCTAGCCCATTTTCTTACAGCGTTATCTGATACTCCAAATAAATTACCAATTTTTATCCAACTATTATTTTTTAATAATTCTATCAATCTTTTTTTTGTCGGTCTATCTCTAACTTTTCTATTTGCTATTTTAGCACATTCACTAGAACAGTAGTATTTATTTAAAGTCTCTATGTTACATGTTTTACATTGGTTAGATTGTTTTGGTATTTTTTTCTCTTTTGTTAGTATTATATCTACAAACTCACTTAAAGATTCATGTGTTTCTCTATGGCAGTTAGCACAAAGCAATAAACACTTATCCGCTTCTTTTTTTAATACTTCTAATGATTTTGTTAGACCTTTTTGACTTAATCCAAATTCTTTTTCTTTTGGGTCTTTATGATGGAAATCCATTGCGGCTATACATTTATTATATCCGCATTTTTCGCATTTGCCTCCCTTATATTCTACCAGAGCCTTTTTTAGATCTTTCCTTCTTTTTGTAACATAATATCTGTTTTTACATCTATTGCAACAAAATTTACCATTATCTCTAGATACCGCTTCATTGTGACATAAATGCCATAAACATTTCATAAGCATAACTCCTCGTGTTATACTTATATACACCAAGGTTCGAATTTTTAAAGTTCTTTTTTTATTAATTCCGGAGTCTGGGTACGATCCAGAAATAAATGGACCAAAGCCATTTGTGATACCAGTTTCACCACTCCGGAAGCCCACAGAAGGAATCGAACCCTCATCCGATGATCACAAATCAACTGTAATAGCCATTATACTATGCGGGCGGGCCTACATATCATACTCATCACGCCAACTTTTGTCAATACCTTGTCGGGTACGACGACGCTTGGGCCTGTTGTCCATAACCGTATCCCTGTGTTCTTTGTGTCCCGTTGGGAGTTGCCAACGCTTCTTGACCTTGATCTGGATATTGTCGTATTTGCGGAGCGAAGTCATACCATTGTCCATTATCGTGAAGGTAAAAAACTCTCTTTACATTAGGATCGTAAGCCATTACACAGTATTGTACCGGATAAACAACCTTTGTCAAATTTTTTTGTGGTAGCAGAGGAAGTTTTATATCCCCTTTTTGATAATCCTTAATACCAGTATACGTTAAAGCAGCCACACTAATAATTACACCAATCCATTGTATCACGCTTTCCCTCCTTGTCAAGCGTTTTCTAGGTTCCATACCCCATTTATCGACCACTACGACCAGAATCTTTAGACTGTCAAAATGGCAGATGCTGCGGCCGGCCTGCCATTATGGCAGGGGATCATCATCGCGGGACAATTCCCACCCGGCAGCCCTTACAATACTTTTGGTTGGCACCACGTTGGTTGATGGATCGGCACTAACATAATCTCTATATCCTCTTTCATCAACATAGAAGTATTCATCAATAGTATCAAACTTATTAGTTTGCATCAAACCATAGATACTAGCCTCAAGAGCATCTTTACGACTAACCATAATACGCAACGTACCCGATGCTACATAATACTTAGGCATTATTCATCTCCGTACTAAGATACAACATATCATTGTCACAATCTGCACAAACCGGTGTACCAATATTCTGATAGTCCCACGGAACTACATTTACTTCATCCTCACAATCTGGACAACGCCAAACGTGACGGATTTTAGTATCGTCAATAGCAATCCAGTTTTCCATGATAACTCCTAATGAGCAGGAAAGAGTACGTTTCCAAGACCCTTGACACACAAGTTACATTCTATACTATCTTTCGTCCCGGTGCAAGTGATAGTAGCACGACCACGACGAATTTCCGGACACGTTACAAACTTAGTACCGTTCAGTACCACCAGTTTCGGCAGACTAGCCCGCCACGCATCAGCCTTTTTCTTGCTACGCGGACGCTTCGGGGCAATCTTCTCGTCGCTGTCGCACCACGCAAACTTTTTGAAACCCTGTGCCAGAGCCTCACCCATATCATTATCATCATGCACACTAGCATAAACATTCATATACTTTTCCAGACTAACAAGCCGACTATCGTAGATATGAGTATAAAACCACATATCGGGCAGAGTATCACCATCGGCCAGAATACTCTCACACGCCCACGTTACATTGGCGACATATTCAAGATCGAGTTCTCCATTGAGAAACCAATCGCCACGCTCGTGCCAGCGGATAGACTTCTGTCTACGCTTTGCGTCCAGAATCATCGCACGAATCTTATTCTTTTCTGTAACAATATTAGCAAAACCAGCAACGCGAGCATTCTTATACTGATTCTCGGTCGCTTCAGCGTAGCAGCCGTTGTTGAGATAATCGCAATCCGGTGGGCAAGTGTCGCCAACCGGACGCGAAACCACAATGCAACCCTTACCCAACTTGTCGTTACCGTCTGCGGTTTTCATGATTTTCTCCCTTGTGTCTCGTGATTCTACACTAGGGTATCGGCTTGTCAACACGAAAAACTTTGAGAAAAATAACTGCCATGTTGGCAGATTGGCCGCGGAGCCTGCCATTTTGGCAGAAAATTAAAATAGGCCCGCCGGGACTCAAACCCAGAATAACTCTTTAGAAGAGAGTTGTGATATTCAGTTTCACTACGGGCCCATAAAGCCGATAGCCGCCGGTGCGTCCACCAGCGGTCTATCGGTATTATAGTCAGGTAACAGCCTCGGCCGTAGCCTTGGTCGTCTTAGCCTTGTGGCCGTCTCCAGCCTCCTTGACACTCACGCCGAACTTGCGATTACGGGCAACCTTCCAGCCCTGCTCGCTATAGTCCTTGATACCCTGAGCCTTGACAACTACCAGAGTACCCTCGGGCAGACCATCAACAAGAGACTGACGAATCGTATCCTCAACCACTTCCGTATCCAGAGCATCCGACGCAATCGCAACCGCAAAATCATAAGTACGCATAATCAACCCTTTCCAAGTTAGTGTTATCAACCCAACAAACCTATTCTACATCGCAATCATCACTTGTCAAGAGCCAATCCGAACTTTTTGGTTTCGTGATCGTTTGGTATCTTGCTGCGTGATGCTATCATTCTACACTTAGTATCGGCACTGTCAAGTACCAGCATGAATTTTTTTGTCTGCCATTTTGGCAGGTTTCGCGGGCCGCCTGCCGTTTTGGCAGTTGGCTTTTTGTTAGGCGTTAGTTGTCCAGCACGAACAACCACACCTACCCAGTTCCTCACACAGTTTGTGTGCCACTTCGGGATCAAGCGGTTTGGTAAACATGGTTTTCTTGTAGTTCACCGCTTCCTCAATCCAATCCTTAGCATCCTTCAATCCCATACCAGTAGACAAACGGAGACTCTTGATAGCAGCAATCTTGTGATCCCAAATATTGGGATCAGAGTAATTACCAAGTCCATCACAAGCCACCAGCAACTTCTCATTGCCAGTAGCAAGTTCCAGAGCCTTGATGATCCTCTCGTAGAGGTCGGTGCTATTGGTGCTAGAAGCAATGCTCACCATCTCACGAATTGTCATACCAACATTAATCATGTTCTTTCCTCTAGAATGTAAACTTGTTTTCCTTGTGTAATCAGAGTGGCATACTCGCTACCATCCCAAGCAAACTCTCCACAATCACTTTCTCGTCGCCAATGAACGTCACGGATTGGATTATAATACAACTTTTCAAGGTTGTCAATAGATTCTAAAGGCCAAAATTCACCCCTGGTCACAAAATCATCGCACTTTATCCAACCACAAACACCCTTTACCCCTGCCTCATAAACCTGTTTAGCCTTACCAACTTTATTGATAAGTTTGCATCCAATCAGTTCTAGTTGAACTTCATTAGGATCAAAATAAAAAACATGAGCCTTCCTACTATTTTTCATGATTTTCACTTGCCATTTTCGATAGTTTTCGCCACTAGACAAGTGAAATCGCACTTCCGCATGTAGTTTATTCTGTTTCATGGCTCTAATATATCTTATCGGCTAACGCTTGTCAATACTTGAAATTCCTGCTGACTATCGCCAAGACTGCCAAATCCGAAGGATTAGGAAAAACAAAGCGTCGGATTAGGCCATACTCGACTTTGCATTTAACCGTGGCTTTTTTGATATCATTGTGCCAGCGGTCCGCATCGCTTGTTTGTTTGAGTATACTCTATAGATCGGTATAGTCAAGAAGATTCTTTAAAAAAATAATTGTATGCCAAACTGACAGAAATCGCGGGCGGCCTGCCATTTAGGCAGGATCAATCATAAAGCCCTTTAGTATATTCTTTTGGAATAATAGGACACCAACTCTTCGCCCTCTCCTCATCATAAGGAAGCCAAAATGGAGCATCACAAGCGTCTACTACTCCCCAATTAGTATTCTCAAAAATATGAGGACAAAGTTCTATAGGTTTTTTGCTATGAGGATATAATGTCTCTTCTCTATAACAATAATGCCCGATCCCAATCCCAATATTCGGTCCAAAATAATAAACTTGCTGCCCTTCAGTTGGTGGATTCTTATGAGAGTCGTTCCATTCCATTATTTTCCCCTCCCAATAATCAAACAAGGATTACCAACCTTTTCATCCGTAAACTTTACACACTCATGAGGCCCATAATACCAAGCACCTTCACCGCGTTTCACATCGAATACAATATCATCATTATCTAGTCGGATATCGTGGTATCCAGCCTCATAACCAAGAGTAAGAACCCTCATATCAGCCGGATAATTCTTCAACTGCTCAATAAGTTCGTTAACGGTCATTTTCTTCCTCTATCGCATCAGATAGTTTTTCCCACAATTCTTCTACTCTGTCTTGATTGCAATCAACAGCCCTAAAAGGAACATGAATGGTTTCTTCTAGAAACTGTCTCACAAGATTCTTTAATTCTGTTAATTCATCTTTAATTTTAAAGTGATATTTAGTATCAATTCTCATCACCAACCCTCCGGCATAGGAATATCATTTATATCCATATAATATAAAACATTAGAGTCTTTATCATTGTGGAAATCCCAAACACTCTCTCCCTCCGTCCAGTAGCCACCACCCTTTTTAGTAGTGTGCCAATACATTAGTACTGGCTTATTTTGACCCATAATTGCACATAAATATGGACCGCTCTTACTAGGATCAGCATAAATCCACTTCATGTTCATATCCTCTCTACTATTCTCGTCCACTCCTCGATTAAATCTTTAGCATTTATATCGTACTTTTCTGCTAAAGTCAAGGCTTCATCGCGGTTAGGCTTACACATAACCATTATACGGCTATTCAAAACTTTCAGAATCTTAACTATTGCTTCTTCTTTGGTCATAGTCGTATTCTACTATCTGTTATCTGATTGTCAATACCACTTCTTTAGAATAAAAAATATACCGGATGCAAATGGATCGACTTAGTGATCGACGGGATTTGAACCCGCAACTCCTCTTGTATTTAGCAAGTGGAACTCTATCCGATTGAGTTACGATCACCGATAGTTTTACGAATAATGTCCGGTATCACGCATTATTCAACCACAGACCGTCATTTGGTGGTTTCTATCCGACCCCTGTTTGTAACCAGCAGGACATTTACGATCCATCCCTATAATCCACCAATACTCCGATATTTTGAACCCTTGGAGCAAGGTAAAAACTGGTGGGAACCGACCACGCTCCTTTCGTTCCGGTCATGAATCGGACACAGGGAGAGGCATCGGTTACTGGTTGTATTGTATCCGGCTGTCATTTCAGTGATTCTACCCGATGAAAGATAGAACGCAAGCGTAATGTTGCGGTGTTATTTCACTCTATTACCCGATGAAGGATAATACCGGATTGTATTGGTCGTGGTGAGGACGCGATCCCCCATAGATTGGTACTACTATCCAACGTACAGCCCCGTTGGCAACCCCATCTCTGCCGAGACATGCGGGGTTTATCGTAATAGGCTATCCCAATCTAGTCCAAGGCATGGACCCACGAAAGTTTGTGTCTTTATGGGTGGCACCTATTTCTACTCCTGCTTTCGCAGTTTCGGAGGCCACATGGAAGTTACCTTCGCTCTGTTGTGCTTTGCCTCGTCATACGGTAAACCGTCACCCATAAAGTTGTATTGGTCGTGGTGAGGACGCTATCCCCCATAGACAGGCATTACTATACAGC